CTAGTCCTCTTGCTGGCTAACCGGCTTCGCTCTCGCCGCTTTGCCGCGGGGAATAGGCGGACAGAGAATGCGGAAAGTGTGGGGATCATAATAGCGCAGCAGCTGCATGACGAACTGCTTGGCGTCAACCTGCAGCGCATCGGCGAACATCTGATACTTTTCCGGCGGCACGCGCCCGCGGCCGCTCTCGATCTGCGAGATGAAACTGTAATAGCCGATATCGGTCAGTTTCGCGAGTTCGCGCTGCGACAATCCGGCCGTTTCCCGAAGGCTCCTGAGATAAAGCCCGGCCTGCTGGCGCAGCTTCATCACGTCGTCTGCATTCATGCCCTGCTGTGGATGTCCGAACATTCAAGCCACCTTACTGAGTCCATCTTGGATGCCTCGAGCAATTCAAAGCCCGCCCCAGTACATGCCCCCGTATAAGTCACACTTTACGGTAAAGCAACATTGATTCTAACGTGCGCGAGATATTCCGTGATTCCACCCTCTGGTAGTGCCAGAACCGCTGCAAAGCCCGGTTTTGCGCGGCAATTCTACGTCTGAGGTTGCAGAGCCACGGGTATTACAGCACCTAAAAAGATGCTGAAGTTCAACCAAACGAACATTTCCGATTGACAGGGTAGAGGTAGGAAGTTACGCAACAGCCTGACCACTTCGGTCGAACGGCACCTACCCCGGTTGCCACCTCCGCTCACGAAGGTCGGAAACACTAGAGGAAAGATATTATGGCTTCAGTGCAGGGAATTTACATCGCGCTTTTCGGGCGCCCGGCCGATCCGCTCGGTCTCGAATTCTACAATGAATCGACCAACAACGGTCAGGACATCTCCAACATCGGCGCGCTCGCCGGTCAGCCGGAATATCTCGATCGCTTCGAAGGCATGACCAACGTCGAGATCGTCAACTCGATCTACGTTTCGCTCTTCGGCCGCGACGCTGATTTCGCAGGTCTCACCTACTGGTCCGCACGCCTGAACTCGGGCGAGCTGTCGATCGAGCAGATCGCCATCGCCATCTATGACGGCGCGCTCGGCGACGACCTCGCAACGGTAATGAACAAGGAAGCAGCCGCTGACCTCTTCACCGCGTCGATCGACACGGCCGAAGAACTGCTCGCCTACCAGGGCGAAGCTGCTGCCGACGCTGGTCGTGCGTTCTTGGCGGACATCGACGAAACCGAGGAAAGCGTTCCGACCCAGGCTGAAGTCGATGCCTACATCGAAGCTGAAGTCGTTGAAGGCGGCGATGACCTGCCGGGCGACGAAGGTGAAACCTTTACTCTGACCGATGAAGTCGAACAACTCGTCGGCACGGCTGACAACGATACCTTCCAGGCCACCTTCGGTGGGGCTACGGAAACTCTCAACACATTCGATGCGATTGATGGCGCGGGTGGCACTGACACACTCACGGTTCTTTCGAATGCTGGATTTGCGCTTGGCGGTCTTCCTACGAATGTCGACGTGAGCAACATCGAAGTATTCAATCTTGTGCAGGCTGCCAACGGTACGGCGGTCACCGCAACGAGCTTTGCTGCCGCGGGTGCTGAACAGCTTTGGCAAGTCAATAACGCAGGCGCTGTCACAGCCGTTGGCGCAGGGTTGACTGTTGGCTTCCGTGATACGGTCGTTGAGGCTGGAGATACGGTGACGGTAAGCGACGGCACGACCACAGCAGCAGTAGCGCTGGACGGTGTGACATCAGGTTCTGTTGTTACAGTGCTCGAGGCAACTGCGGATGACCTGACGTCGGTTACCGTTTCAGGAGATGTGGCCACGACGGGCGGATTGACGGTCGATACATCTGGTACAACTGCCACCGACACTATCAGTCTGAACCTGACTTCCGACGGTACTGTCACCCTCACGACGGATGTTGCTGTCGTTGAGACTGTTGATGCTTCCGGCTCCACAGGTGATTTGACGATTGATGCTTCGGCGATCACCGCGCTTGAGACGTTCAATGGCGGCTCCGGTGATGACACGTTGACTGCGGATAATGCAGTGCTCACTGCTGATGCCGTTTCAATCAATGCAGGTGCCGGCGATGACACCATCAATTTTGCGATTGATGCTGGTGCTGCTGCGATCGCTTCCACCCTCACCGGTGGTGCAGGGGGCGACACGTTTGTCTTGACATCGGCCGCCGACGGCAATCTTTTTGCAGCCAGCGATAATGATGATCTGCTCGACAGCTTGGTAACGATCACTGACTTCAATGCTGATGATGATGTGTTGGATATTTCAGATATCGTAACTGGAGCGCGGACTCTTCAAAACACCGTCGACGCCGCCGCTAGTGGTGCCGCCGACTTGTTTGCTGCCACGGATGCGGTTGCCGATGTTACGGCGAATGGTGGCTACTCGCTGTTCGACTTTGGCGGCGACACCTACATCTATGCGGAAATCGGTACCGCTGACGGTCTTGATGCAGGCGATGCACTGGTGAAGGTAACTGGAACGGCTATTGCTGATCTTGATGCCTCGACGAACTTCGTCGTTGCCTAATCGTCTTACGCAAGAGTAATGAAGCTTTGGCCCTGCCATCTCTTGATGGTGGGGCCATTCACTTTTGCGCCTTCGTCCAAAATTAATTCGAGAGCTGTCAGGCGGCATTCTTCGCAGGAGCACACCACCATGAATCTCTTAATCGTTATTGCCCTAGCGCTATTCGCCTCCCCCGCTATTGCCGACGAATGCACCTTTCCCGAGCGCGCGCCCATCGAGACGGGCGAAACGACGCAATACCAGTTCCACGACAGTTGCGGGGAACCCTATGAGGTCGGCTATCGTCTCGACAACACGACCCTCCATTTCCCGCGCGGCGGCCGGCATGAGCTGCCGGAAGCGGGTCCTGACAAAGCCGAAACCATTTTTCGCGAGACCTATGGTCTCATCGGCGATACGGATGCCCTGATCCGCACCAAATGGTAGCCGGTTACTTACCGCGCAATCACAGAATGCTATTGCCGGACTAGCTGCTAAAAGGTATCAACGTCACTGGAGACATTTAAACCGTGTTTCCTCTTGAGTTGGCCCTCAGATCGGGGAAAATCTGGGGGCCATTTCATGTCCGGCCTCGCCCGTTGCGCCAAACCACTGTCTTGGTCGCACTACCATCTCCGCCCCTCAACCGATGTCGTAATTCCGCCGGATGAACAGCACGACATAGATGAGAATGCACGTGATCAGCATTTTCACTATGACCCCGCCGGCCACCGGATCGAGGCCGGCCAGGCGGAACATCATCGAAAGCAGCACCGTGATGCCGAGCAGCGCGTAGACGATGGACATGAGACGCCTGTAGCGTGTCTTCATTGCACCGTATTGATGGGCAAGCCACCAGCAAGCGAGAATGACCGTGATGGAGCTGACGGCGTCGAGAAAGAACCAGAGCGCCATCATGACTTTTTCTCTCCAAAGACGCGGTCCTGAAACGCCTTGACCGCTACCTCGCCGCCCGACCCCATGATGAAGCCGGCCGCGAGATAGGCGTAGGCGCCGCCATCCATGAACGAGTTGATGACATTGGCGACGATCCCGCCCAGGAAGACGGCCGAGATCGCGCCGGCGACGCCCTGGACGATGCGCTTGCGCGTCTCCTTCTCCGGTGCCAGGACTGCGCGGAAGAATGCGCCGGCAATGCCCGAGACGGTGAGGAGCTGGATCTGCTGACCCATCTCCTTCCACATCTCGGTCCAATTCTCGAAAGCCATGGTGCCCCGCTGATGGGTTAGAAAAGGCCGGACGGCCGACGATCGCCGACCGTCTTCTTGATCGTGTGCCCGCCCATATAGAGCCCGAGATAGAGGCTGGTGACGCCGAGCAGCATGGCAAGGTCGACGAGCACCATGCCGGGCCAGAGCGCTGCCTTGATGATCGGCGCGACGATGAGCGCCCAGGTCCAGAGCGCGCCGAGCAGCCACATCCAGCTTGGCCGCCAGCCCCAGCCGAAGAAGCCCTCGCTCTTTTCCATCTCGGCCAGCATCAACCGATTGGCTTCCTTCTGCTGCGCGACATAGGCGAGCACCAGCTCGGGCGAGTCCTTTTCGACCTGGCGCACCGCCGCCTGCAGATCGTTCGGGTTTATCGACGGGATCTCCTCCGGCGGCACACCGGCCTTGCCGGCAACGGCGTCGATGACCGTCCCGGCGAGCGCGCCGCCTGCGCCGAAGCGATCGGCAAGGATGGATTTGACGACCGGCGCGCCGACCTTGATCGCCGCGTCGAGGATGAGGGAGGCAATGGCCGACATCAGATCCGCGCCTCCCGCTGATAGGCGGCCTTGCGGGCCTTCGCCGCGCGTGCCTTGGCGATGAAATGCACCGCGATGATGAGCGCGAAGACGGCTGCAACAGCAAGCATCCAGCCGGTCGTCGGATCGAAGGTGGATGGATCGATCGTCTCGCCGCCGGCGGCTGCGCCGCCGCTCGCCGCCCCGGCCGTGCCGCTGGCCCCGGCATTCGTCTTGGCGGTCTTCTCGTCGCGCTCGGCGCTCTCGGCCTCGCCCTTGAGGATCAGTTTGCGCGAGGCCTTGCTGACCGCCATCGCTTCGAGAGCCATTTTGACGCCCTTCGCCTCGATGTCGGCAACGCGGTTGCCCCAGCCGCGGCCGAAGGTCTTCCAGATCGCAAGAGACTGCATGAAGCCGAGCCGCTTGCGGCAGATGGCTTTCACCGTATCGGCGTGGTTGTTGGAGCCGACGGCCGCCTTCAGCCATTTGACGCCGCGCGAGACGCCGGAATTGACCGATGCGTCATAGGTGGCAAGATCGACGCCCGGCACCAGATTGTAGCGTCCGGCCGTCGGCGCCCAGTAATTGTCGCGGTAGATTTCCAGCGCCTCGGCCTTGGTGATCTGCCGGACCGGCCGCGGCGGCTCACCGCGCGATTTCAGCCAGCCATGATAGGTGCCTTCCGTCACGCCATACATGGTCTTGCCGCCCGGATCGTCGGGATGGTCCGCCCACCCCCCTTCCCAGGCAGCCGTGATCGGATGGCACACGCTGAAGCGGTCCATGGTATTCTCCATATTGAATGAGATCGGATGTCGTCTGTCGTTATGTCCTGCCGGTCATCTGAGAGAACCGGGAACATCGGGCTTGTCGGGCGCTTGGGAGGCTGGTCGGCAGCACAATGGAGCTGAAGGACATGCGCATCGAGCGTGCTACACTGATCCTTTCGGTCGGTTTGCTTGTCTTTGCCTGCCTGACCTGGATCGGCCTGCACTACCTGGCCGAACTGCTCTATTGAGGTGTAGAATGGAAACCGAACTCTTGAGCGCCATCCTGTTCATCGCAGCCTGTGGCCTCACCATCACCCTCGCCATCTGGGCGTTGACCTAACCCTGTGCGCGCTTGAGCGCGCATTGCCGCCGGGTCCCAATTGCGGCGGCCAACTGCTCCGCCAGAATGTCTGGCGGAGCTTTTTCCATGACAGTCCGGATGGACCATTGCCACCTGCCCTTACGTCAGCGCATGATTGGCGGGCCAGCGCTTGGCGTTGGCAGGCGACGGCACGCATCGGTTTTGCCCCCCAGCGCCAGGCGGCCGTCGCCACCACGGCCTAATCTTTCAGGCACGTCGTCCAGACTGTTTACGTCTTGGAAACCATATTCCGGCAGGTTGGGCATGCACGGCTGAAGGTACTGCGTCGGCCGCGCTTTTTCCACGAGAGCGATCGTCCAATGCTGACCGAGCCGCAACGCGTGGACGTACTCGGGCTGGTTCGCCGGCTCGAAACTGCGCGGGTATCAACGTTCCGCCAAGCGGCAGCCCGCCGGGCCTTGCACAGGATCTCCACGGCGACGGAGCCGTTGGTATCAACGCAAGACCTATCCGGCTCCAGGCTTTCCGATCTGTCGGAGCTGGTCGAGTCCGTCGACAGGTCCCTCGGCGCTTATTGGCGTTACGGCGTTGTTCCCTTCGACACGACGAGCAAGATGATTGTCGCGCTGCTTCGACAAGCAGGCGAAGACGAGCTTGCGCACCGTCTCCTTGCGGCTTGGCGACGACACCATCCGACCGCTGTTCGTTTGGGGGATGATACACATCAAAATGACAGTGAGTTTCGGGGATAGCCCTTCAGCTGCGCTGCATTTTGAATGTATATCTTATTTTTCTAAATCAGAGTTCATGCAAACTGTCTCGCGGCCTGAGATTGTTTCGTGCTCGGCCTCCACCGTTCGGATGATTGGGAGAGAACAGGATGGAAGACGTTTATACCGGGATGCCGGATATCGAAGCGCGCCCTGCAAACCGGCACATGCCCTTTCAGCAAGGCAAGCTGATCGACGGGCGGAACACCTCTATGACATCCGATTCAAGCGATCAGCAGCTCCGTGCGATGCTGGCCAGATGGTCGCTGGACATCGCCATTGATGCGGAAACAGCGAGCGATCCGCGTCTCACCGCCCTTGCGGTTGGTTTCGCTCTGTCGCGCTGTGCCTCTATCTTTGACGAATCGCCTTGAGGGACTATCAGCGGTCATCTTTCCCTGCGCCATTGCCTGGCTGCTTCAGCTCCAGCACCGTCGTCGCCCCGCCACCGCGGTTCGCCTTGTGCGTCACGCCGGTGATGCGGTAGCTGCCATCGATCCCCGGTCGCGCGCCTGAAAGAACGAACGTGCCTTCTGCCTGGGCTTCTGGTGCGAGGTCGATCTCGACCGAGCCAGAGCCAGCATCGCGCTCGGCATTTACCTTGTGGGCTTCGGCGAAGCTCCGGGCCTGCGTCTCGTCGGCTGCAGAACCACGAATGTCGTCGATGGCATCGAGATCCGCGCCGTCGATATCGATTTCCGTCACCACGAACTGCGCCGTCTCGCGGTCAAAGTAGCGCGCACGAGCCTTGCCGTAGCGGGCACGACCGCGTGTCGGATCGATGTTGATGCTGATGACGTTGCCCGGCACCGTGCCACGTACCGTCGGCATCGCTTGACCAATGGCCGACAACCCCTGCCCGCGCCTGGCGAACACGGCCCGGTCGCCGCGGATCTTGAAGGTGGCGCCGAACTGGCGCGCCAGCTTCTCGCCCCATGCCAGGAACGAGACCCCATCCGGCGACCAGTAATCGCGCATGATGGAGGCGAAAGCCGGGTCAACGATCATGCCGGAGAGGCCTGCCAGGCGTGCAGCCTTGTCCAGCGCATGGCCAAGCGTGGCATCGTCGAGATGCCAGCGCTGACCCTCCTTTGCCTTGCCGCGCGTATCGAACCCCTTGGCGTTCACCTGCAGCAACCGCCCGCCGCCACGCGTCAGCGTCCAGGGCGTGGAATCGACGACACCGTCGAAGCAGGACACGCCATTGAGGAAGATACCCACTTTCGCGCCGGTGCGCGGCAGGAGACACTGCCCGCCCGTGTCGTCGAAAGTGAGGCGCGCCGCATCGGAGGCCGTGCCATCCCGGTCAACGATCTCGATCGCCGTCAGAAGCGGCCGCATGAAGCTGCTGACATCCGATCCGTCGATCGTGACGCGCCAGTCGACTGTCCACGCCATGACGATTATCCGAACAGCCGGACGACAGGCCGCGCGGCAAAAGGCACTGGGCCCGGACGGTCAGGAATGACAACGACAGTGCCGACCGGCAGGAACGGTCCCTGATCGGCGAGACCTGGGTTGAGGGCAAGCGTCGCCGGCAGAAGCTCGCGTGCAAGGCGTGGCCCGAGTTCAGCCGCCAGGATCTGGTCGAGGACGATGCCCTCACCCCTGATGGTGATCTGCTTCGGCATCGCGGCTACCGTCCGATCACATTGAACAGCGAGACCAGCGCGCCGACGATCGACGCACTCGCCTGCTCGGGTGCCGATTTGGCCAGCGTCACCGAATGCTTGAGTGCCGAGCCGACGCCGTCGCGGAAAAGGCCGGAGTGCTCCTCACGGATTTCTTCGACGACGAACCAGCCGAACATCTTGCCGTCGCCGCGCATGACAGGCAGCGTCTCGCCGCCACGACGGAAGGCATGCAGCGCCTCGAGCTCGGTCAGTCCGCCGACCTTTTGCGGCAGCAACTGTCCGGAGATGACGATGCGATCGTCTCCCTCGCCCATGAACTCACGCGACGGCAGCGACCCGATGACGGGCTTCACCGCATAGTCGGCAGCGCCCGTCCGCTCGACCTCCTCGATATTGAAGGGTCGTGTGTCGACCGTCACCGTACCGATCTGGAACAACATGAACGCCTCAGTCTAAATGGTTGGATGACCGTCGCAGGCGGCAAGGCCGAACGGCCGTCCGAGCTGATGCGAGGCGCCGTCCGCAGGCCAGCGCGCAGCGCGTTGCGGCCGTGAGGACAAACAATCCTCAATACCCCGGATATGTCGTGTCGGCGTGGATGCCGTCGTAATCGATGCGCGAGCGCTTCACCGAGGCGTCGACACTGTCGCTCAGCGTGCCGATGCGCTTCAGCGCCTGTTCCAGCGCATCCGCCTCGCGCTTTGCCGCGCGGATCGAGGTTGCGTCTATAGTCGGCGTTGCCGTGACGCTGAAGGCCTGGCTGATGCGATGGCCGATCTCCTCGGCCTTTAGCAACGCCTTGACGCCCTCCGCTTCCACCGGCTGCGCGATGTCGGGCTTCGGGGTCGGGAGAGGAATTGCACCCGGCTGCACTATTTTGACCGTTCCCGCATCCCCCATATGGGAGATGGCGTAGGCCTGCGTTGCCGTCATGCGGCTACGCTGATAGGCGGCCTCGCGTTCGGCGGCGGCGGCGGCCCGTTTGGCCCGGCGCTCGGCATTGGCCTTTGTGCGTGCCTCATTGCCAAGAACCAGGTGTTCGACGGCGTCGGCGAAGCGATCCTGTGTCACCTTCACTTCCGGCTTCTGGTACTGATCCGTGAAGCGGTCACCGAGGACGTCCCGGCTGAGACGCTCGCGCCTGCGCCGGACGGCAATGTCTGTATCGTCATCCGGCGCAACAAGACCGAGGGCCTGCCCGGCATCGCGAATGGCATTGATGCCATCGCTGATCGAGTTGATCGTACCGGCCAGATTCTCGAAGAACGCCTGGGCGGGTGACTCGTCGCCCTCCATCCCCATCAGCTCGCCGATCGCCGCGGCCAGTTCGCCAACGGCGGCCTGTGCCTGGCCGAGCTCGCGCGTGTCGATCTTCGTCTCGAAGCTTTCGAGGCCCTTGCTGATCTCATTGATCAGCGAGCGGATATCCTGCAGCCGGGCCTTGGCAGCCGGCATGCCGGCTGTGCCGACATCGATGATGAGTTCGCCAAAATCGTTCTTCAAGAGCTGCCACTGGCTCCAGAAGTCGTCGAGCTTCGCCTGATAGGATCTGCCGAGGGATCCGAACCAGTCATTGCCGGCCGCATAGGTCAGATTGCGGATCAGCTCGTCCATGCCGGTCGAGAGCGCACTGACCTCGCCTGAGAACCCCTGCCCCAAAATCCCGGTGAGGATCTCGGCACGCTTGAACTTGTCGAGCTTCTGGACACGCTTCAGGAAGTCGAGCAAAGCCCCATTGGCATCCTCTTCGAGAAGCTCGGTGAAGTCGTCCGCATCCTCATAGAGCTGTTCGAAGGCTTCATGCGACTGCTTGGTGCGCTTCGGCGTCAGAAGGTTCGTCGTCAGCGTATCCATCGCCCGTGCCGCGACTTCGGCCGGCAGCTTCATGTTGACGAGCGAGGCACCGAGCGCCGCGCTTTGCTCGTTGGCGAGCCCGAAATCATTCAGCTTCTTGCCAACGCGGTCGAGGAACATGACGATGTCGCGTTCGTCGGCAATGCCGGTGTCGGCCAGCCCGTTGATCAGGTCGAAGAACTTCTCCATCCGGTCGATGGGAATATCGAGATTGGTCTCAAAACCCGCAGCCGCATTGCCGACATCCTCGGCCGACATCTCGAAGGCATCGGCGGCCATGGCGGAAAGTCGCGCAAACTCCCGCAGCTCGCCAAGCGGAATGCCGGCAGCAGCGCCGCGCTCATAGGCAGCGGCGATCTCTTCGATCGGAACGGCCAGTTCACCTGATGTTGCGAGATCCTTGATCTCTTCGCCGAGTGCCCGTGTCTCATTCGCTGTCGTCCCGGCCTTCTTCTCGATCGCCGTCAGCGCGCTTTCGAAGTCGGCTGTCCGCGACACGACCTCCTTGGTCGCAAGGCCAATCGCGGCCGGTGTGGCAACACCGGCGACGCTGGCCAGCATCATCGAGCGCGCCTGCCCCATCGAATAGGCAGAGGCGGCCGTCAGTCGCTGGCTGCGCCGCGTGCGCCGCTCCAGGCGATCGAGCGAGTTCTCGACACCGCGCGCCGGACGGCTGAACCGGTCTCTGAGCGAGAGGACGAGCTCGGAGGATAGGCGTGCCATGTCAGCGATCCGTCAGGTCAGGGGCAAGGAAACGGGCGGCGACTGCGACCTTCTCGGCATCGTCCCAGCGCAGCGCCCGCATCACGGCTTCGCTGACGCCTGCCATCCGGGAATGCATCGCCAGCTCTGACAGTGCACCGGAGACAACCGCCTCGACATCGCCGCGCGCCGGCGGGCGAATGTCGATGCGGCGATAGCGCTGACCGTCGAGCGTGAACGGCCAGGCAAGCGGTATCGACATCGCCGGAGGGCGGGAGGCGTAGATGGCGCTGTTGCGGAACGGCGCGAGTTCAGATGATGACTGCGGAGGAGAAGCAGCCTCTTCGGCACCGGCATCCGATTCCTTCAACTGCTTTGGCGCGTCGTCATCCTGCCCGATCTCCCATTCGGTGGTGCGGAGGCGGTCGAACACCGCCTCCCGCTCTTCCATGTCGTCTTGTGTCGGCACAGCTTATGCCCCCAGCGCCCGGCGGACGCTGGCGAAGAGATCCTCGCCGTCACGGCGCGCCGCCCGCTCCCAGAAGTCGAAATAGATGAGCTCACGCCCACCGAGATTGAATTCCAGGTGCGTGACCTCGGCAAAGGAATAGGCCGAACCCTGCAGTTCGGTCGGATCGCTCTCGTCCGGCTCCCAGGATGTGACCGCTCCTTCGATGATGCCGCGCGCCGCGATATCGCGATTGGTCTTGGCGTCCTTGTAGACAGCGGCGAACACCCAGCGGTCGACAACCCCCATGCCGCGGAAGACCTCCGGATCGAGCCCCTTGCAGGAAAAGGTCGGCTCCAGCGCCTCGATGCGCGGCTGGGTGAAGTTCACCGCCATCACGCCGCCGCCTGGTGAATGCTCGGTGGTGACAAAGTTGATCGGTGGGATGGTGAGCGTCGAGATGGTCGTTGCCCGCGACGTCCCGGCTTCGGTCGCCCGGCGCACGTCGACGGCAGTGAGGATGAGTAGCGGCTGCTGTGCCATGGTGATGATCCTTGGAGGGTTGAGCGAACGGGCAGGCAAAGAGCGCTCGCCTTTTGAGCCTGAGGCTGAATTCGGCAGCGCGTGGCGAAAATGGCGATCACGAGAACCGGAGCGCAGCGTACGTGGAGGTACGTGAGCACCGGAAGCGCAGGGACCGCCATTTGCAGCCCGCGATGGCGGAGATCAGGTCAGGCTTTAGGCAACCGTGTTGAGGCGGGCGATAATCTCCGAGACGAGACCCTCGATGGCGGGGCGGTAGCGGCGGATATCGGTATCGGCCCGCTTGAAGACCGGCGCCGGCTCGATGCCGAGATCAAGCTTGATGCGGCCAAGCCGGATGTTCTCCGGCGCGTTCTCAGCGGGAATGAACACATCCTTGTTGTAACCAAGGATGTCGTCCGCCGCCTTGTGGTCGCGCAGCATGAAGAGGACCGAGTTGATATAGGCCTCGACGAGGTCCGCCGTGATCTTGCGGCCGAGGAACTGGCGGATGATCTGGATCAGCTTGACCGTGATGAAATCGGCGCCGCGCACCTGGTGGATCTGTTCCCAGAGCTCACCCGTGTCGGCATTGTCGGTGCCGATGAAGGTGAAGCCGCCATCGGCGACCGCGCCATCGACATTGACCTCGCCCGGAACGACGATCGAGACATTGGCTTCCAGCACCTGCTGGCCTTCGGTCGAGCCGTCGAGCAGCGAGAACTGGATGGCGCGGGAAAGACCGGCAAGGCCATGGATCGCCCGGTTGGCGATCGGGTCGAACGGCTTGCCCTCGTTCTCGTTGTCGACGCGGGCAAAGAGACCGAGGATGCGCGGGCCCATGGCGCGGGTAACGACACTCTCGCCCTCATAGACACGGGCGGCAACCGCGATCGGCATCAGCCGCTGCGAGCTCATCGTCTCGCGGTCATCGATCGCCTGCGTGCTGGAGGTGTCGTCGACATCGACGACGGCAATCGCCAGCAAGGTCTCGCAGGCCTGGCTGAGTGCCGTGACGACCGGGCTCACCAGATACTGTCCGGGGGTTTCCGGATCTTCAGGACGATAGGACGTGCGCCCCGCCCAGATCAGCCGCGGCGTCGCATTGACGGTCGACGGGATGGCGGCGACATTGCCGAGCGCGGCGACGATGTTCGCCGCCGTCGCCCCGACATCGGCGCCTTCCGCAACCCGCACGACCGTGATGTCGGCGCCGCGGTTGACGCCGGTCAGCTGCGCATTGACGCCGCGAACTGCATCGGCGAGCAGCCCGGTGCCAAGCTTGGCGACCGTCTCGCCATCGGAGGACGAGAACCGTCGCGCCTCTCCGATCGGAAACGCGGCTTCGTCGGCATCCTCCGATGTCTCGATGAGCAGCATCTTGGAAAAGTCTGCGCCAAGAACCGGGACGGGCTCGTCCATAGGGCGCGAAAATGCCATGCCGAAAGTGGGCATTGGTAATCTCCTGGTTGTGAGGGAACTGCGCGCCCGGCATTTCTGCCAGACGCTGCCGGGACGTTGACCGGCAATCGGTATGAACGCTAATATTCGCGCGCAGGCGGCGGAACAAACAGCCGTCACCACCTATTCGGGTAGATGTCGGCACTTCCGACAGTAGTGCGACCGTCGCCGTTGTCCCCCCAGCCCTGCGGTGGCGGTCGCTACAAGGAGCAGGTAGCGTGCAGAAGATATTGACCGCTTACGGGCTCTATATCGCCATCGTCATCGTGATCCTGATCGGATTGCTGGTGGCACTGGCCTAGGCGGGGGCGTCTCGTGCGACGCGATGCGCAATTCATCCTTATCGTCGCAATCGTGCTTGTTATCGGAGCCCTGTCTTACCGCCTACTGCACGAGGATAATGAGCGCCCTTCCAGGCAGCCTCCACCTTTGACCGACCAGAAGAATAGGAACGTCCCCGACGATGCATCGATGTGATGAAAATGACGGGTGGCGAACCGCCCTGCCAATGGTAAGCTGAAGCTGCCCCGGCATGCGACAGCTTTGGCCGGGTCGGTCCATGATCGGACGGGGAGGATCGTCCTTGATCATGGACCGTGCGAGCCAACGTTTCTGTTGAATGAAGCTCCCGATAGCTTGTCGTAACAAGGGACTTACGTAGATCAAGGCCAGTAGGACTCGTTGCTGGCGTAGTCGGCCGGGATGTCTTCCATCGTCTTCAACTGGCGTTTGGCGGCATGCATGGCCTGCATCCACTTCTTGCCCTCGTCCACCAGAAAGGACATCTGTTCCGGCGTCAGGTAGTGGTCGACGTTGGCATTGTCGGTCAGCATCAGGATCGGATCGGTGACGCCTGCCGCGATCAAGTCACGGGCGGTATCTTTCTGGGCGAGTAGCACGATCTGCGTGGCAGCCGACCCGTCAGGCGCGACAGGGCCGTAGCCGGGAACATCGAAGGACCGTCCTTCGAGAATGCGACGGGCATGCTCCCGATTGACGCCCTCGGTGCGGGAAGCCCGCTCGCCGGCGTGTGCCGCTTGCTCCTCGGCCTCGAGTTCTGCTGTCGTCTTGTCGTTCACGGCCCACTCCCCATCCTGCCAAAAGGGCGGGTGCTGGGCTGCGGGGTCGTAGTCGGGTGCAGAAGATGCCTCGACATAGCCCGCGTCCGCAATTTCTTCGGGCGTGAATGTGTCGCGGTTCGTGCGGACGAAGCCATCCGGCATGCGAATGGCGTTCGGAATCTCGTCGGGCTTGCCGCCGTGGTGGGAGTAGAGTGTTTCAGTCATTCATTTGGCCTTGATGTAGCTGAATATACCCGCACTCACGCGGTGATCCGGTAGCGCAAAGTGTGTCTCTGGGTCATAACTTCTGCCCGCAACCTGTTTACCAAGGCCAAGGTATACGTTGGCTGTGTTCGGGTACCATGAACTGCCGTCGTCTTCGTAAATTGGTCCGTTGCGCACGACAGGCAGGTAGGACATTGATGGTGTTTTGGTGGCGTAGTAATGCCAATTGATGCCATCAGCGCTCATGAAGCGCACGTGATAGGGGTTCGTTGAGTACCCGCTGTTTCCGGAATACTCAACGATCAACCGGTCTCCCGCGTTCATCATACGGTTCAGCGCAGTAGCAATCTCGTAGACGGGGTATAGCTGGCCATCAAAGTCGGGCATTCTCAGGGTCGCTTTTTCCCAGTTCACGCCGTCTGCGGTGGACCATATGCCGTTAGCCAGTGCAATCACCAGCCGTCCCTTGAACACGGCAGCACCTAACGGGTAACCCCCATAAAAGTCTGGATGAACTCGCACATTGTGGTCCGGATAAATCCATCCACTGATAGCGTCCCCGCCCACCGGCATGCGCCAGACAGGGTTACTGGAGTTCGCAAATACAAGCCAGATGAACCCGGCAAACTCGCAGGCCAGGATCAACTCATGCTTGGAGGGGACAGGGCTATTTAGGATGGACCAGCTGCTTCCAAGCGCGGCACTATAAAGTCGTGCCCGCACTCGCCTGTCATCCAGAAAATCGGAGGTGGTAAACAGATAGTCGCCCGCACCGTATATCTGGCCCTGCGCTCCCCCAGCACTTCCTATGTTTTGCCAAGAATTGCCCTCGTCAAGCGATGCAGACTCGTACCTGCCTATGGCCCAGATCATGTCGCGGTAGGTGCCAACTGTGTGCGGGGTCGTATAGGTGCTCGCCGTGTTTCCTGCCTGATAAGAGGCCCATCGGTGATGCCAAGTCTCGCCGTTGTTGGTTGAACGCCAAATTTTGTCCCCATAGGCGGCCCAAATCAACGTGCCGGCCTGAGTACGTACGCAGTTTCCCGGTATAGGCAGGCCCGTGGCCGTCGTAAGGCCTACAGCGTACCCGAAAGGTTCTACGGTTCTCAGAAAGTCTTGGTTAGGTATGGCTCCAATAGCCTTAGCGAGTGCGGGGTAGTCGCCAATCGCATGGACGGAGCCGTCTGCCAGCAACCAGTCGTCCGAAGGCGGCATGGGAGTTTCTACCATCTGTATGGCGCCGACACCCACGCCTCCCCCGCCACCCGCAGGCGAGACAGCTTGGCTCAGCTGGCCAATCGCAGAACCCGGCTTGCGGAACGCCATGGTTTAGTCCTCCTGCCCTGAATGTCCGCAGATCGTGTAGTCGATGGCATCGTTCTCCGATGCCTGCACTTCGATCTGATCGCCTTCCCGAAGGGTGATGCCGCCGCCTGCCGGGGTGATGGCGTCATTGAGCGGGATGATGCGCTGGCGAATGAGATATTTCGACGTGCCGCCCGACTTCTTGAGGAAGACGGAACCACGCGGCTCTTCGGAGGCGGCTGTTGAGTTCGCAAGCTGGCACAGCGAGATGCGGGCGCCGCCGACCGGAGCCGTATAGGCCACTGACTTCACCGTGGTGGCCGTGCCTTGTTCTAGGATTTCTTCGATAGCCATGGTGGCCCCCTTACATGGTCGAGGCTAGAAAGAAGGCCCGAGCGCGAATGGATCGTTTGGCGCTTATCAGTGCCTGCGCATTCGCCCCAATCGCCTCACGCTGCTCCGCCGAGACGAACACGCGTTCCGCGCTCTCCTGCACATTCGCGGCGGGAACGCCCTGCGTCAGGATCTGATCGAGCTGGCCCTGCGCTTCGGCAATGTCATCGATCAGCTGCTGAAGCGGTCCGGATGTGGCGGCAAGGATCGTCGCCTGAACCTGCTCGATGCCGTTGTTGGCGAGTTCCTCGGCATTGGTGTAGTCGAGTTGCAGCGCCTCGAGGCGCGCCTTGATCTGTCCGAGCACATGGTTCCAGAGCGCCGAGGTGAACTCATGCCCGTTCTCGCCGCCCTGGACCTGCCAGGCGTCAGACTCGTTCGGCAGTGGCAATGACATCGGCGCCCTCCTGTTCGATGATCGCGGTCAGCTTCAGAGCGCTCATCTCGATCATCTGGCGTGGGCGGTGGACGATCGTCCCGTCACGGACCGGCTTGGCCAATGTCACCCGGTAGCGTGCGCCGGCCTCGATTTCGTCAATTGTCATGGTGTTCTCCATCAAAAGGCGTTGAGGCCAATGTCCTGCCAGAACCAGCCGTCAAGCGCGGATTGCTTGGTGCCGCCGACCTTGAGGCGGCAGGAGGCGATCGGCGCGGGGATAGACTCTTCCCAGGTCGCCTTGACGACGGACCGTCTCGGCCGCTCGGCATCGGGCTCGATGGTGAAGGTGTCCGGCGCGACGGTCGTGCCGTTCGGCAGGATGATCGCAAGACTCGGTGTCCCACGCACCGGATCGAAATCGTCGACATGGCCAACGGCAGAAAGACGCGGCGTTGCAAAGCCGAAGTCGATCTCCTTGCTGACGAAGGCCATCGTGTTGGCAAGCCGGAAGCAGCGCACCCGCGCACCCTCGTCGAGCTGCAGGCAGGGCTGCACATCACGCGTGCCGACGAACCAGCATCCGAGGCGAACGGAGGCCGGCAGATTGGCAAGCGGGCTATCCGGCCGATCGTCGAACGGAATCCACTCTGTTGCGCCAAGCGGCTTGATTGCCCAGACGCGATCTGTGCCCGATGGCAAAAGGCCTTGATAGACGAGATCGATCCCAGCAATGCCGCCCTGCAGCTCGTAAGGCCCGAAGTCGATAAAGGTACGTGCCTGGTGGAAACGGGCGCCCCTCACCCGGAAGCTGTAGTCGACAGTCGCAAAGCCTTGCGCATACACACCATCGGTGATCTTGAAGCTGGTGCCGAGCGAGAAGGCGTTGTCGTCCGACTTGGCGATCTCGTTGTTGCCCGGCGTTGCCAGCGTCCAGGCGACCGGATGCTGTTCGATCAGCGCCGGCTCGAAGGAAACGGTCTGCCAGCCAAGCGAGAGATCGGCGCCATCGACCGTGCCGGTCTCGATGATCGCTTCGGTCGCCGGTGAGCCGTCCGGCCGCGTCTTGCCGAGCGCGATGGTGAACTCCTCGCCGGTGTCGACAGCGGTGAGATAAAGATCGATACCCGTTGCCATGAAGATCTGCGACGAGCGGAAGGTCTGGGCATAGGCCGCATTGTTCAGCCCGAACTCTTCGGTGTGATAGCGCGTGTAGCTCGATGTCCAGCGAACCTTGTTGACCTGTTGGACATCAAAGCCGAGATGGCCGCGCTGCGCGGTTTCCGTCGCATTCCACGGAATATCGGACTGACCCTGAATGCGGTACTCTTGGCCGGCCACCTTGAAGACCTCGCCATACTCCCGGTCCCGGAGAGCAGCCTCGTTCCAGTGGAGGCTGTTCTCGCAGACCATCTCCACCGGGCCATAGGTGGTGCGCTCATGGCTGCGATAGTGCTTCGTCGCCGTGGTAACAGAGTGGACGACGTTGGCGACACGCTCGCGGCCAGAACCGACCGGCGTTTCGATCCGCACCACTTCCTCATAGGCCGGCAGCAGTGAGCCGCCGGGCGTTACAACGATCTTGTCATTGTCCGGTTCGGAAAGGCGCAGTTGGCTATCTGAGACAGCAGCAAAGGGAAAGCGCAGGCCATGGTCGCGGCGCGCATAGCTCTCCGGATGATCGAAATCCCAGAAATCATCGACGAGGCCGCAATCGAAGACATAGTTGCCGGCCAGCGGATCGACGCCGGCCTGCCGGTTCTGCCGGGCGATGTCACGACCGAACATCTGGAAGAGATCAGGCGGCGGAAGCGCATCGAGCCGCTGGCCGATCGCCGAGACGTCGGTTGCGATGGAGTCGGTGTCACGGCGAAGGCGATCGACACGCTCTTCAAGAATGGCAAGCCGCGCCGCGACCTCGGCCAGCGGCACGACACGGTGCCCGTCATAGGGCTCGATCGCATCGGCTTCGACGCCGGCCGTCGTCATCGGCACGAGGGCAATGCAACAGGCACCGGCCGGAACATCAGGCTTTTGCCCGAAGATCTTGGCGGCGAGTGGCGCGATCGAAACGGCCCGCCGGATGATCTTCGGTGTCTGGCGCTGAACCAAGACACCGGTCTCGACTTCCTGCGTCTGGATCGCCCGGCTCTCCTCGATCACCTCTTCGATGCCGCCGATGAGGAGCGCCACCCACTGGACGACGCCGTTGACCGTCGGGCGGAGCGCGCCGAGATCCATGTCGGTGGGCGTCAGCAAGGTGTAGACGACGTCCTGCTCGTAATATTCGCCGGGCGCGACCGTCACCGTGAAGGCGGCTTTCTTGGCGACCAGGAAGCGCGCCCAGTGCGCTGGATAGGAGATCGCGCCATTGACCAGCCGGTCCGTCGCTTCCTGGGCAAAGACGCCCTGGCGCGTCCAGTCCAGCCGGTCGGCAACTTCCGCGTTGGTCCAATCGACGCGTTCGCTCATAGTCGTGTCCTGTTCGTATAAATGTCGAAGCGCCCGCCGAAGCTCGCCTCATCGAAAGTGATCGGCCGCTGCCAGCCGAAATCGACGGAGTAGAAGGTCTCGGGGCTCTTGGATTTGGCGAGCGCCGTGCGGGCACGCGTCAGCGGTGTGGTGTCGACGTCGCGCACAGTGATCGGCTGGTCGACCGGCGAGCGTCCGATGATGAAGTGATCTGGCGCAACGATCGGCGAGGTCTTCACCAGGAAGTGCGCCGTGTGATGCGGATGATGCACCCGCATCTGGTCGCGGATCGGTGTCCAGCCGATGACGAAGCGTGTCGGATGGCTGATCCGGTCGACAAGCTCCGCATCGACATAGGCGAGATAGGGTTCGGCCGCCGCGCGTGTGCCGCGGATCGACGAGAGCATCAGGCTGTCCCGGATCATCTGCCGCTTACGCTCGACGGGCCAGTCCTCGTACCAGAGATCGACGCTCTCATGTGCCGCCAGAAACGGCAGCCATTCGACCGGGCAGGTGTCCGGGTCGAGGATCTCGGCCAGCGGCACCGGCAGCGTATCGGTCGCTGCGAAGGCGAGCGCCTTCTCATAAGATTGTGCGTTTTGCGGCAGCAGTTCCGAAAGGTTCATCGTCTAAAGCTTGATCGAATTTGGGTGAAATCGGAGTCGGCGAAAGTGCAAATGCAATGAGTGAGGTCACCCAGTTCAGAAGCGAGATGATCAACGGGATCGGAATGCTGTTCGCGCTCCTGATCCATGAGCTTGAGACCAAGGGTTCAGTCGAACAACTGGACTTCGCGGAACTGCTCCGCCGGCAGGCACACAGGATGCCAACGAATCCCGTGACGCTTGATCGTGGTTCAGACCGCTATGAGACGCTGCTTCTGGAAGCCGTTGCCGAAGCGCTCGACTACACACAACTCATCACGCGGGACGCGTCGGCTAAGCACGAACCTCCACTGTCACAATGATGTCGGTCAGCACCGGCACCGCATAGGGGTCAGGCTCGATTACGACCGGGGCCATGTCCCGCACCTTGATGATGTTGGCGCCATAGGCCGCACCGACGATGTAGCCTGGCGCGATTTCGCCGCCGATGACCATGCGGGCGTCACCCGCCTTGCGGATGCGATCGATCGTTTCCTGCCGGATCAGCACGCTATCCGGCCCGTGCGGGATCTCTATGACGAGCGAGACGGCATACTCGATCCGCTCCGCGTCCCGAACGGCGATCGACGTTGCCTCAGGCACGACATTCGGCACTGAGACAGCAGCGCGCACAGCGGCCTTTTTATCTGCCGGTGCCAGGTCTCCACTCTGCCCGATGATGACGAGGTCGACATCGCCGCGCCGGCCATGCACTGCGTGTCCGTTGACCTTTGCATGGAGCATCTCCGGCCAGGCCGTCCAGGCCTCATAGAGATACCGGTCCCGCGATCCAGCGGAACGCCCGTCGAAGGAGAGCAGATAGCGCCTGAGGAGCGCCGCATCCGTCTCCATAACTGCCGGGCTGGTCGCCGTTTCCGGTACCACGACCAACCGCTGCACATTCTGCCGGGCGACGACATGGTCGAGATCGCTGCCGCGGGCGAGCGGCGCCAGCATCGCTGAGACCGCATCATTGACGCGCGCGCGATCAAGGAGGCGCAGATAGGCGAACACACGACCGAATGTCGCTGTCGGATGCGCTTCGAGGCTGGCGACAGTAAAGGCCGGAAGTGAGGGATCGGCAAGCCGCGCCTCGTTCCAGAACGCGATGAAGCGATCGAGGAAAGCGGCCTTGAGCGACCCGACATCGAGCAACTCAATCGCATCGGGCGCAGAAACGCGCGACAGGTCAATCGCCGTCGGCGAATAACTCATGCGGCAATCCTTTGAATGCTGCCCCGGTTCCAGCCGAAGGTCTCGACGCTTTCGACACTCGGATCACCGAGATGGGCGCGCGGGCGCCAGTCAACCTCGATGGCAAGACCGGCCCGTCCTGCCCGTAACTCGTCGACCGATCCGGTCAGCTCGACACGGCGCACCCGGAAGCGCGGCTCCCAGAGGTCGATCGCCGCGGCGACGAGCAGCGTGAAGGCGGCGATCGTCTTGGCGGCCAGCAGACGGCCGAGGAGTTCGATCACGCCGGCGCCGAATTCGCGCAGGAGGATCATCTCGCCGAGCCGCGTCGTCAGGATGATCTCGACCGACTGCAGCGCCGAGGCATAATTGTCGATGACAGCGCCCGTCCGCCGGTCGATATCGGCCACAGTCAGTCCTTCGATTCCGGCTTATCGGCTTTGGCCTTGGACGAAGCCGCTGGTTTGGCATCGGCTTTCGGGTGGATGCGCCCCTGTGCCAGGTCGAACTTCGCCTCGGCAGCCGTCAATACGATCTCACGGTTCTTCGGCACGCGCTGGCCGTTGACCCAGTCCACACCGGGACGGGCGACATAAGTGGTCTTGCTCATCATGTTCTCCTTCAGGAAGGCGGGCCGGTCTCGGCCCCGCCAGGGAAGACACCGCCATGGGTGTGATTGCTGCCAATGTTGCGGCCGTCATGGTCGACACGGCCGCCATTCACAAACAGACCCGACGCATTGACCGTGACACTGACGCCGCCGGCCGTGATGACCAGGGCACCATCTGCGACCGTGATGCGCACACCGGCGTCCTCGAAGACGTTGGCGGCCATGTCGTCATTCGGGCTCTGGTGTTCGCCGGAATAGCCGCCGCGAAAGATCAGCCCCTGGCGCATGTCGCCGGTCGGATTGACCAGGCCGACGATCTGCCCCGTCTTCAAGGGCACGCTCGTCTTGCCGCTCTCCGGGTGCGGCAACCAGGGAGAAAGGAATGGCTGACCGTCGCGATCCTTACCGATCCTCAAGCGATAGCCTTTCACCGGGTCGACTACCTCGACAGCGCCGACACGCAGCGCATTGCCGAAGGCGGACTTGAGGTGTTCCAGATCGGACTTGAGATTGATGATCTCGGCGAACATCACTTCGTGACCTCGCCCGAGCCCGTGCCCTCGATGTCAAAGGCGCCAGTCGTGAACTCCGGCGTCTTTCGCTCCGTGTCGCCCTCGACCGGGCCGCGCCCCAGCGCCCGGAGCTCGCCGGCCGTCATGCCGTGACGGCGCTGCAGGATTTTCCAGTCGGGGTCGGTGCCGCCGACCTGCGCCCGCATCAGCGCCGCCTTGGCGACCAGCACCGAACTGCCACTTTCGTCGAGACGGTCAAGCAGTCGGGCCATTGGCGTGGCGGCCTCGAGAGCCGCGCCTGTGATCGGGTCATCGATAAGATCGAGGGTGATCCGCAGCTGATGTCCCGCAAGACGCACACTGCCCTGATCGGAGCTGGTCCGAAGCCGCTCGACCTTTCGGTAACGGTATGTGAGGCTCCGCGCGATTTCGGCCCATTCGTTGTCCGGATCAGACAGAACATCCGCGACCTGCCGCATCACCATGTCGAGATGAAACTCCAGCGCGTCGTCGGCAGCTGGAATACCCTGATGGACAACAAGATCCTTCGTTTCGGGATCGCGGATCGTCATGGCAACGGTAATGCCCGCTTCGATGACCAGTTCGGTCGTCCCATTTCCACCAAGGGAACGCAGTTCGATGTCGGACGAGACGGTCGCTGCGTCGGTGTAAACCGCGATAAAGGGTTGTTCCTGGTCCGTCCGCACATTGCCGTCGCCATCGGCCTCGAGCGCGCCGATCTGACTGTCGAGGACATGCGCGCCGACGAGCGTCCGCCCTTTCAGGGCTTCGACGACGGCAAGGCGCAGCGCAATACGGGCAAGGCTCATCAGACTTCTCCGAGTTCGGCAATCAGGCGGACATGCGAGCGATCCTGGACGGACAGGACCTCGAAGAGCGGTCCGCCTTCACGCTCGACCGCCTCCACGATGTCGCCGCGCCGCAGACGGATCTCCGGATAGCGGCCGATGGCAATGCGCAGTTCCGTTGTGCCGGCCGAAACAGATGCGTTCCAGTTGCGCGTTCGCCCGCCTGCAAGATTGTTGCGCTGCTCTGGCCGCGTTCGCACAACAGCGATGATGGTGAGATTGGCGCGCTCGGGATCGGTGACGCCGTCCTTCTTCGGCCAGATCTTCACCAGCTCGCCGAATTCCTCGTCGATGGCCTCCGCGATGTCGTCGCGAAGGCCGTGATAGCGCGCCATCTTCAGGCCGCTTCCAGGGCCTGAAGGATCTCCGCCTTGGTCGCCGAGCTCTCGATTGCAACGCCGAGGCGTTCCGCTTCTGCGATGAGCTCGGCTTTCGTCATCGCCGAGAGCGGTTTCTGTTCCACGCCGATCGGATCACCGGGGCGCACGAAGCGGCCATTGACGAAGCCCGCCCGGGTTGCCGTTGCCATGGTCGCCACTTAGAGGGCCCTCCCGCGGCGAAGCATTTCGGGACGCGTGCAGATGAACAGCGGATAGCTGTAGATCTCCACCCGGTCCCATTCGTCGCGCCCCGACTTGTCCTCCAGGATCATGCCGTAATACTCACGGCCGCGCTGGTTGACATAGGGCTTGAACTCCGATGCCGGAGCCCAGCCGACCTTGAAGGCACCGCGCGCGCCGATCGGGAAGAAGCGCGCCTTGTTGGTGTCGATCGCCAGCGTCGAATCGTCATCCGTTCCGCGATAATTGATGAAGGTGATCCCCTCGATCTCGATCGCCGAATAGCCCTCGATGTTTTCCAGCGTCGCCGCACGCTCCGTGCCGAGCTTCGTCTCCTTGATTTGCGGATGGTTGACGAGGAGGTCGAAGAAGGTGTCGCCGACGAGCCCCGCGACCCGCGTCGAGGGCGTCCAGACGCCTTTCGCCGCGCGCTGCATGGCGCGCTTCAGGTCGCGGCATTTCTTGCGCACATCGGTCGTTTCGACGTTTAGCTGGAAATTGACCTCCGCCGGCTCGCCGATGCCCCATTCCTGGTACCAGTCGATGATGACGGTCTGACCGTCGGCATCGAGGACCCGGCCCTGGATCGCGCCGAAGCGCATGTGCTCCCAGGTCAGTTCGAGATCGTCCATGATCTCGCCCGAGCGATCGGAGACTTCCTGGCTGACTTCCTTGGTCTGCATCTCGAAGGGAAGCGCCAGGACGCCGGCCATCTCAATGGCATAGACCGTCGAGCCCTTGGCAAGGCGGACCGCGTCGAACTTGCGCACACGGGCGCCGGACGGGATCAGCTCCTGCGGCGGCGCGCCGTTCGGCGATGTCGGGATGAGGGTCAGCGCCCGGTCCCGGTCGGCGATCGCGATGGTGCGCGAGCGCGAATAGATCGGCTCGAAGAGGCCGAGCGATCCGAGGAGCTGGGGCTTGTGATCGATCCGCTCCACGACATCCTCGTGGAATTCGATCATGCCCCAACCGTTTTGCTCAAAGATATCTGTGACGATTGCCATGGTGGTCGGCCCCCTATCGTGCCACGATTTCGGATGCGGCGAGGTCGGCAAGCGCCGCGCTTTTGCCGGTGTCGTCGACGCCGTCCGCAAAGACGAGAACGTCGGCATGGATTTCGGTGGCGCGCACCGTCAGCGTGCGGCGCTGGTCTGCATCGGTCGCGTCGCAGCCCTCATAAAGGATCGCTGCGGCCGTCTCGCTGCCATCGGCGCCAGCCGGATCGAACGGCACATATTTGCCGCTCGCGGTAACGCGGCCGAGGACCGCGCCGGGGCGCAGCTTGCCGGCGCCAGCGGCGATGACGCCGACATCGCGCGAGCGATAGCCGTGCGCCTCCGAGACGATGTAATGGGCCGTCTGGAAGACGTCCTCGTGCATGATGTTTGGCATGGGTCAGATCTCCGTTCAGCGGCGCTTGTTGGTGCGGGTGACGGCAGCGGCGAGGACACCGGTGTCGGTTTTCGCTTTTGGCTTGGCGCCGCCCGGCTGCGCCTGGCCGGCAGCGCGCAGCCGCTGCTGCTCGTAAGCAACGGGATCGGCGGTCTCATCAGGGCCGGCTTTGCCCTCAGGCTGATCGCCGGCAGCGGCCTTCGGCGCCTTGGCAAGCGCCGCGACGGCTGCCTCGGCGGTCATCTCGGTGTCGTAGGCGAAGTGCTCGGCAAGACCTTCCCGGCCCTTGGCTTCGTCGCAGGCCATGATGGCCTTGATGCGGGTCTTGGCCTCGGTGGCAGCATCGGCTTTCGCTTTCGCCAGGGTCTCGGCGGTCTTGTCGTCCGCCTTCTCACGGTCCGTCATGGAAATCTCCTTTGCGCGACGGGTTGGGGCGGCGGATGCCGCAGGACACTGGTCGCCCGTGTCGAGTGACCAGTTCTTCTTTTTCGCGAGCGCGACGAGGCGCTCGGGTGCATGGGCGTAGGCACGGAAATCGAATGCGGCCGTTGCACGGGCGCAGGCCTCAGCAATCTCGGTGACGAAGCCGCGGTCGAGCGCTTCCTGACCGGTGAGCCAGATCTCCTCCACCATGTCGCGGCGGATCGTTTCGACGTCCTCGCCGGTGACGTCGGCGTAGATTGCCGCCATCAGATCCGCCGTCCTGTCGAGCTGGTCCTTCGATTTCTGGTGATCGGCGGCATCGCCAAAGGTGACCATGGCCGGATCGTGGATCATCAGCATGGCGCCCTCGCGCATAATCCGCTCATCGCCCGCCATGACGATGATCGAAGCGGCCGAGGCGGCGATCGCGTCGACGATGATGGTGACCTTGCCTTTGTGGGCGGTCAGCGCATTGAAGATCGCAACCCCGTCGTCGGTGTAGCCGCCGCCGGAATTGATGCGCACGGTGACATCGGTGGAGCGGCCAAGGGTCGCCAGCGCCTCGACGACATCCAGCGCATTGAAGCCTTCGCCCCAGAAATCGTCGCCGACGAACCCGTAAAGCACGAGCTCGCCATCGATCAGAACGGACATGATGGATCGCCTTTCAGATAAAGCGGATGGACCTGGCAAAGCGCTGTCGGCGCTTTCCGCTTTCGCGGGCACACTGGCCCTCATAAAGTTCGATCAGACGGGTCAGGCGGACGTCATTGGCCCGCGCATAGGTGACTTCCTCACCATCGAGGCGCACGGTCTCGCGCACGCCGCCGGTAGCAAGCCGCATCTGCATCTTTTTGAGCGCGAGAACGACCTCGCAGGGTTTGGCGATGTCGACGAGATCGACGCCGATCTGCACCGTGCTTTCGATCACGCCGCGCTCTCCCGCTGCCGCCGGGGCTCGTCTTCGATCTCGTTGCCGCCATCACCGCGCGCGGCACGCTCATAGGGCGAGCGCATCCCGGCATCGACATAGCGCTGATGCTCGCGCTGGCGCTGTTCGAAAAGCTCGTCGGGGTCGATGCCGAGATCCCCGCATTCGACAGCGATCGAGCTCGTCCCGTTGTCCAGCCGTTCCGAGGTCGCTTTCGCGCTCTTCAAATCGTCGGCGGTTGGCTTGGCCGGTCCCTGCCACTGGGCCCAGCAGACACGGTCCCGATTGGCGCGAAACGCGCGATAGCCGCCCTTGAACGGGATACGGCCTTCGCCGATTTCCTCATCGAGCCAGCTTTCATAGACAGCCTGGCAGATCGGTGCGGCGATGCGCTCCCGGCGGCGCAGCACGACCGGCCAGATCGACGAGGTCTCCATCCGGACGGACGAATAGGTCGCATTTTCGTGGTTCATCGTCAGACCGCCAAAGGTGATGCCGATGGCGCGCGCCATGTCGCGCGAGAGCGCCGCAGAGAACGGCAGATACTGCGCGCCCGGCGTCCCGGCCGATTTGATGTCGAGGTCTTCGCCCGGCGCGAGATGCGAGATTTGCGGATCGCCAGAAATGGTGATCGACGATTCCGCTGCCTTTTCGAGGTTTCCCTGAAGGTAGCTGACAAACTCGCTGACATAGTCCTCGATGCCGGCGGCCTTGTTTTCCTTCAGCACCTCCAGCGCCTCGAAGGCATCGACCGAGGGCTTGTCGCTGGTGAGAACGGCGGCAAAGATCGTCTGCAGGATAGCCGTCTGCAATGTCGCATCGTCGAGCTGCTCGTGTTGGATATGCTTGCGAAACGCTGCCGCCATGACCGAGATACCGCGCACGTCGGTCGCATCGCTCGGATCGAAGACATGAAACACGACCGGACGGCCCTCCCCGTCGCGCGCCGGATGCGAGACCTTGCGCGTGAAACCGGTATCGCGCTCCTCGAAGAGATAGCCGACCGGGCGGCCGTTCTCGTCGTGGTAGACGCCCTGGAAGAGACCTTCGATCTCGTTGGTGTCCTGCACCAGCCGGTGCGGCGGTATGAGGCAAAGCTTCGTGCCGCTGGCAATGCCGTAGCGCTGGCGGGTCGCCAGCCCCATGTAATCGAGCATGCCGGTGACTTCGCCATAAGCGATGTGCCAGCGCAGACCGATATCGACGAGCTGCGGCAGAGTAAACTTGCCCCGCATGTCGCACTCGGCAGGGTTCCAGGCATAGCGTTGCCAGCGCGCCTTGATGAGACGCGTCAGCGCGGTCGTCTCTTCCCTGCTATAGCCGAGGCCCGCAAGGTCCGGCTGCGGGTTGAGCACCAGTTCGATGCCAACTGTGTCGGCGAGCACCTGGTCGACGGCGCCCCTCAGCCGTCCAGAGTTCTGGATGAGGTCGAGCGCAATGCCCGCCGATCGGCGCCACGCACGACTGATCTCGTCACGGCTCTCATTGAGAGGCGCCATCCGGGTCGAGATGATCCCCGAGCGCGTGTCACGCAGATAGCGCGCCTCAGGCCGGCTGGACCGGGCGGCAGGCGTCTGCGTGGCCTCCCGTCCGAGAAGCCGGTCCATCAGTTTCATCGCTTTTTCCACTTGTTGACGCGCTCGCGCCGCTTCGAAATTGGGGCCGTTGGCGTAGGGCCTTGGGAGTCCGCCGTTGCCGGACGGTTCAAGAGGTCCTCGAGGTCACCCTGCTCTTCCTCGGGCGGGCATTCCCGCTCGGCCTCATAGCGATCCCAAAGAGCATCCGGCATGGAGCGCACACCGAACTTGATCGCCGCGGCCTCGGCCTGCAGATGCGTGTCGAGGCCTTCGTTCGCCTGGCTCGGGTCCTTCACCCACTGATATTCGACGAAGCCCTTCTTGTTGCGCACCGCCTTGCGGCTTTCCGCCGTCAGCTGCCGGTAGAACTCGTCTTCCAGCCCGCGAGGCAGGGCGACGAATCCGCGCTTTTCCGGATCGTCATGCAGCAGATTGCGATAGAGGCCCATTTTCAGGACCGATGTCGCGAAGTTGTAGAAGCGGCGCGAATAGGAAACGATCTTGCCGCGTCGGTTGCGCTCCTTCTTCACACGGGCAATCAGCGGTGCGCCTTCGGCCGGCACGCCGCGCACCATGATGACGTCCGACGCGGGATGCTTTTTCGACCAGTCCCAGACGTCTTCGGTATAGGCATTGCCGTCGATCGCCAGCAGATCGAGACCAATCTTGCGGCCATAGGCGTTGCGCCAGGTCTGTTTCAGCAGCCCGTCGAGCGAGGCTTGGCATTCCTCGCTCGATACGTGGCCGGAAAACACGCCGTATTCGATGATGGCGCGGCGGAAATTGCGCGTCCAGGCGACCACCTGCCACTCGACCCGGTCGCCCTGGCAATCGACGCCGCAGGTGACGATCGGGTAGCCAGACGGGATTTCCCCGTGGCTGTATGGCGACTGGCTCGACCGGTCGCGAAGGTCCTCCCAGGGCGGAGCCTCGCCAAGCGTGCGATACGCCCGCCCGACCGTGTCGTTGAAGAACGTCTGTTCGGACGCCGGGTCGCCCCGCGCATTCAGCCATTCCCGTGCGATCCGCTCGAAGGACTGAAGCAGCGAATAGGCAGACCAGAGATCGAAGGAGCGGTGATGACGTTTCGCTTCCGGATTGTCCGCGCGCCATTCCGCATGCTGGGCGATCTTCGGAATGTGATGCTCTTCAATCAACCCGCCGCAATCCGGATCATCGCAGGTGAAGTGCGATCGCTCGGGATGGGCCTCGTCGAGATTGGCGAGGAAGTTCTCCCACTCCAGGACCTGGAAATGCCCGCACTGCGGACAAGGAACGTAAAGCCGTTCCTGACTGCCCTTGTTGTAGCTCGCCGTGATCCGGCAGCCCGGTTCGACCAGCGGTGTCGAGATCTTGAATATCTTGGCGAACTCGCGCGAGCGCGACCGGCTGTCGGCCTGTGTCTCCGGATCGCCCGCCGAGTTCATTTCCCATTTCGACAGGTCGTCCTGGACCTGCCGTTCGATCGACACCTGCGACAGCGACGATGGCGAGTTGGCGCCCGAGATGAGGATCGCGCCGCGCCCGTCGATGCGCTCCTTGTAGAGAACCGAATCGAGGCCGTCGCGCGCCTTCATCGGGAAGATCTTCGACAGCGCCGCCGTGCCTTTCAGCATTGGCGAGAGTTTCATCTTCGACCAGCGCTGCGCGTTGTTCTCCGTCGGATGGACATAGAGAAAATCGCTCGGCGCCATATCCATGGACCCGCCGGTGAAGATGTTGGCGAGCACGGTACCGCCGAGCTGTGCCGACTTCTTCAGCGTGACGATGCGGCATGGATCGGCCGGTGACAGCGCGCGCAGGATCTCGTCAAAATACGGAAACAGCGTGCGGTTATAGGGCCCAGGAAACGGGCTCTCGCGCTCCGAAAAAACGATGTTGCGTTCGGCCCAGTCGAGATAGTCGACAGCCGGCGGCGGCGTGAACACATCGGCGATCACCTCGGCGGCGACGCGCTCGGCATTGGCGATCGACACCACGATCGCATTCATGCCGCGTTCTTCTCCTCGATCTCGACCTCTTCCGTGGCCGAAAGACTGGCGGCGCGGCGCCGTTCGCGCGCCTCTGCAGCCTTGCGGACATCGCGATAGACTTGCTTGAGCTCATGCAGAACGTCGCGCTGCGGCAGCTCGAACTTGCCGGCGATCGCCGTCGCAAATTCCGGCAACGCGCCTTCGAAGATCTGCATCATGGTCGCGGCGATCTGGGTCATCTCGACCCGAGCAGCATCGGTTGGCATCAGCGAACCGCGGCGGGTTTCCTCTTCCTCGGCCGCCCGGCGGTTGACCATCCGCTGGTGCGCGAGCTTCTCGCGCTTGATCTGGTCTTCCACCGTGTCGAGGCGCGGCTGAACCTCACGCGTCGGAATGGGCTCGGCGACAAAGGCGTCGGTCTGGACCGGCGCTTCATCGAGCCGCGTCGTGAGTCCGTTGCCGACCGACTGCCCGACATCGCGCTTGCGGCGGATCTCTTGGACGGCCCTGGCAACGATGACACGGGCCGACCGCCCCTCGCCTGCCAGACAATCGGGCCCAATGACGCCGTCCTTCACCAGTTGGCTGACGCGCGCCTTCGACACGTTGATGTGCGCGGCAAACTCCGCCTTGGTCAGCGTTCCAGGTTGCTGCATGACAATGATGGACCGGGCAAGCCCGCCGGCCCTGCCCTGATCAGATCTCCAATTTCGAGGATAGCGGCTGGTCGGACCGCCAAGTTTAACAGCTTGCCGCCCAGTTAAGCGGCCGAGTTAAGCCAGTTAAGGCTTTCAAAAACGGCTCAGACTAGCCAAATCCCGGGCGCTCTCCGCACCGTGGCTGGCTTGGCGAAGGTACGGTCCCTAAACGGGGGGCTGCCAGGCTACGGCCATCACGACCCTTCACCCACCATCGCGTGCAACTATTTCCAAAAGTGGCAAAGAAAAATCGGACTGTCATCGCAAACAAGCGTAAGCTTCCAATCCGTGGAGGCTCACTCTTACCAGAACTGGAGCGTCCCAATGCCGGATGGATACTGGATCGAAGACGGATATATCCGAGGGCCGACCGACGATGCCACGTTTTTCATCTCGGGCAATTATGTGTTCGGCCCCCGCAATAGCGGAAGATACTGGGTTTCCGAACTTGGCTATCTCTATGGACCAACGGAAGGCGGTGTTTGGCGTGTCGAATCCGGCCGCTTCATCGGCCCTGATGGGCCGCCCCCATTCATGAAAGTCCACCGCTGAGCGACTGATCGAGATCAACGCATCCCATCGGGTTAAGGCGCAGGAATGCGCAGTAGACCGACGGAGGCTCACATGAAGCCGCTCTATCGTGCCGTCGAGATCGCATCGATCAGCTCTCGACCCACCTGCTCTTCGAATACGTCGTTCCTCTCACGCTTGCATGGCTCACCTGAGCCCAGACGCCCCGCAACATGGAGTATTTGCTATGTACCGCCTGCAAGACCAAGGAATGCGCAACTGGCTCATCGCGCTGGTTGCCGCTGCCGTGCTGTTCGGTGCCGCCTGGTACTATTTCGGCGACAACGCGCTGAATGGTCCGTCATCAACGCTTACTGAACAGAACTGATATGGAGCATCTAAGGGAGAAACCAACGCACTGGATCGCAGCGATCGCGCTGGTCATCGTCGCTCTTCTGTTGGCGACTATCATGCTCGGCTATGTCGCCTGGTAGTTGAGCAGCAGCCTAACCGATTACACCGCAGGTTGCTCCGCTGATCAGTTTCTCTAAGCGCTCCCGCAGCAGCCGGGAGCGCGTCGGCACTCTGCGGTGGAACACGTCAGCCGCGGTCGCGTTTGAGGCAAAACCTCAAATTCAGAAGCGCAAGGAGGACGAGCATGAAGCTTTTCCGACCGGGCAACCGCGAAAAATCCGAAGAACACAAGCGCATCTACGCGCTCTACGAGCTCTGGTACACGGCCGTCGACTTCATGGCCGCTTTCACGTTTCTCATCGGCAGCGTGCTGTTCTTCTCCGAAAGCACGCAAACTGCCGCTACCTGGTGCTTCGTGATTGGCTCGATATGCTTTGCGCTGAAGCCGACAATCCGCCTTGCCCGTGAGCTGCGTTATTACCAGCTTGGCGAGATCGACACGCTGGCCGACCGTCTCCGCTGAGGGTCAGTCGAGGCGCGGAAGGACAGCCTTCATGGGCGCGTCGAGTTCCCAGCTCAGACTGCCGGGAGTGCGGACTATCTGTGCCGTCCCATTCAAAGCCTGCGGCGCGATACGCTCCAGCACGATCGAACCCATACCGCCGGATCTACGACCGCCGTCAGGCGGGATTTCATCCGACGTTGATCTGCTGGTTTCACGCCATGCAAAGCGCAGCCTTTGTTCTCCGCACTCGGCGCTTTGGATCGACCAGGCGATCGTCACCGTTCCGCGATGAGCAAATGCGCCGTACTTGGCGGCATTGGTGCCTAGTTCGTGCAAGGCCATGCCGAGATACTGGACCGCGTTTGATGACAGGACGATGTTCGGTCCTTTCGTCTCGATGCGCTCATCGGCCCCAAAAGGCCGCATATGAGCCAATACAAGCTGCGACAGTTCGGTCCCGCTCCAGTTCGCGTCAACGAGAAGATCATGCGATCTAGCCAGCGCCATGATCCGGTTGCGCACGCTGTTCTCGAACTGAGCGGCATTGGCAGCATGACGGCCCGTCGCCTGAATCATCGACAGGATCACGGCGAACTGGTTCTTGACGCGATGATTGACTTCTCGCATAAGCTCGCGCACCCGGCGCTCGCTCTCCTTGGTCGCGCTGATGTCTCGGACGATCTTCGATGCCCCGACGATTGAGCCCAGCGCATCTTTGATCGGCGAGATTGTCAACGAAACGAAGATGGGCGTGCCATCCTTGCGGAGGCGCACCGTGTCGAAACTTCCGATCCACTCACCCGCTCGAATGCGGGCGATGATGTCGTCTTCTTCAGCTTGGTGAGCCATCGGCATCAGCATTTGAATGCGCTTTCCGATCGCTTCCTCGGCCGCATAGCCGAAGATGCGCTCGGCCGCTGCGTTCCAAGTTGTGATGACGCTGTTCAAATCCTTGCTGATGATGCCATCGGACGAAGATTCCACGATAGCGGCAAGCATGCTAGCGCTCGCGAAAGAATGCGTTGAGGGCATTTTTGACTCTACCATGCCGCCTCGTAGCAGGGGACACGGTACAAAACCATTATCCTATGTTCGTTTCAACACGCGGATTAACTGATTGCACCTTTTGTCGCCCGACTGATCTCATGCTCGATGCGCTCGACCAGCACGCGCGAGGCGGTCGAGCGGAAGGCATCGACCGTCGCGCCCTTTACCATCTCAGCCGGGATGATAACGCCGGACGTCTGCTTCTCGATCGGGAAGCGCCCGTCTCCAACACGCTTGAACACCTGTCCGCCCATGCCGATCGGCACGCGGCCGGGGAATTTGCCGCCCTTGATGAACGTGCCGGCAAACACCTGCCGCTTGCCAAACGGCGCGGCGGAAACGCCCTTGCGGGTCTCGCGCGCCTTGAAATATTTGAGCCCGATGTCACCACCGCGCGTCGTCATCCGGTAGTCCAGCGTCTGCCAGCTCGAGCGCGACACCTTCACCGCCTTTACGATCACCTTGCGCGGCAGCCCGGTCTGTCTCGCCAGCTCGCGCCGCACCTGCGTGCGCGCCTGATCGCCGGCCCGGTTGACGGCGCGGTTCGCGACCTGCCGCATCTTTTTGTCGCCAAGCGCCTTCAGCGCATTGTCGAACCGGCGCAGACCGTCAATATCGGCCCAGCTGATCTTCAGATCCATGGCGATCTCACCTTGACACAGATGCGGGGCATTTGACGGAACCCATAAAGCGCTGGTCATCCAGGCGCGCCAGACCGGACCAAAGAACGCTTCCGCGTTTCCCTATCCAGGCTAAACTGACGCCACGATAACATGACGTTATTGGGAGTGAGGATGAACCAGACGATGCTACGCGTCGCGCGCCACATGGCGTGTGATCCGGATTTCTCGGTCGATGGCCTCAATGTGACGATGCGGTTTCTCGAAAGAGAGATTGAGGCCGATCGGACAGACAATCGGCCTGCCTCTTTCGAGCACCACAACCTCATCCGCATCGTGCGACAGGCTTTGCGCTTAAAGCGAGGAACTCTTTGACCCTGACGCGTTCTGCTCCTCGAGGATGGCGCGACCACGATCGGAGAGCACCACCCAATTGTGCTTCCCATCGATACGCACCAAGCCTTCCGCCTTCAAATCGGCGATCAGCATCGGATCGGAAAGCATCCTGTTCAGCTTGATGGGATGACGATCCAGGCTGGCAAGAAAGACCAAGGTGTCATGCGAAACGGTGTCACGATCCAACGGAATACTCCAATCCACAAATTGCAGCATATCCTAACCCGCGAATATGACGCGCGACCGATGGCTCAAATCAAACTTCATTAACGTTCGGCGTGGCGGCCTAAGCCGCTGCCTCTGAGCTGATCCGGCCTTCCAGCACAGAGCGACCAAGCTCCGACAGACGCACGAGACCAGATTGTGTATCGATCCGGATCAATCCTTCGATCTTCAGATCGGTTGCCAGGACAGGGTCGAGGGCGCCGCTCTTTAGCGTGAGGGGTTCACGGTCCAAGCGGGCGAGTGTATCGAGCCATGCCGGCGAAACGGCTGCATGTGTCATATTTCACCTTCCATGTCCCTATGAGTCGGACACTATCGAAGGTGCGCAGATGCGCCAATAACGTATGACATGTTGCAGAGATGTTTGGCAGTTGAAAATCCAGAGACAAGCCACCCTTCGCGCCTCTCGCATCTGGAGAGACCGGGTCCGCCCGGCGTACCCACCTGGAGACTTGGTGTCTCACTCGGGAATGGTCATGCCACGCCCTCAAAGGCTCGCTCAGGATCGACGGATCATCCTGAGCGAAAGAGCTAAGCGAGTCGCTTGATCTGGTCAATATCGAGCTCCAGCGACACTTCACGCCCGAACAGATGCGTCATTGCCCGCACGCGGCGTTTGTGAACATAGCCATCGACCACCGCATCGAAAAAGGCGAAAGGCCCATCCTTGATGGAGACCGAGCTGCCAATCGGGAAGTCGGCGGCGATCAGCGCACGCGCCTGAGCCCGCGCGCCCTTCGCTAGTTCGAACACACCAGCGCTTTCCATCTTCATGAGAACGTTCATGTTTTCGTGGGAAATCGGCATCGGCCCATCCGCGCCGCCCAGAATGGCACGCACGCCGTCGATCGCCATCATAGCAAGCCAGGCGTAGTTGTTGCCGACGAGACTGACGAAAACAAATCCTTCGAAAACAGGTCGTTCCACGACGCGTGCACCACCGTGGCGCCGTGACTTCAGCAACTGCTTCGTCATCGGCACCCATGTCGTCAGCCCCAGCTTCTCCACAGCTTCCGCTATCCGCTCCTCAGCGTTCCGCCGCACGACCAGCACGTACCAGCGTAGATCGCCCGCGTGGCTCTCGCGCTGAACCCCCTCAAGCAATGCCCGCGCCAGATCGCGATCGCGCCGCTCCCGCGCGAAGACACGTTCGGCCGCCTCAGGATCGTTCAACCGCTTGTCGATCGTCACAATCATCATCCTCGTAATCCGCCTATTCCGCCGCTTCGCCTGTTTTGTGCCCGCCCTGCTCATCCATTGCCTGTACCGCCGCAATGAAGGCGCCGAGGCCATCCGGGCCGCCCTTCGGGAAGAACACGCCGCCCATCTCCCCGAAATCCGGAAGGCTCGGCCACCCATTGTCGGCAAAGGCGAGCCGCCATGCGTCGAATGTCGCAGTGCCGACCGGGACGAATTCCATCGCATCCTTCAGCCCGTGCCAGCGTTCGGCGACGCGAATGCCGCGCCTGAGAGACGCCGCCGTCCAGATCGCCGCGATCTGCGGCCAGGCGCGGTCGAGGTGCAGGCGCATCCAGATCTGTCCGACCGGCGGCGCATGGTCGGGATGCTGGGGCCCGTCGATCAGCTTGGCGTGGACGAAGGCGCTCCACACCGGCCCGAAGGGCGGCGCATAGTCCGGTGGCAGGGTGGGCGCTCTCGGAACCTGCGCCACCTGTTCGGCGCGCCTCAGGATGCCATCGTCGAGGCCCGTCCAAAGCCGATCACGCAGAAAATTCGCCACCGGCACCGGCTTCTTCTGGCGCCGTTTGATGTCGCTGAGATAGGCGTCCCGCCAGCGCTCCGCCTCTGCCCGCCCGTCCACGGTGAGCTTGGCGAACTGGCGAGCGACATGGCCGGGCGACGAGGTATCCCAGTTCGGCCAAGGCCCGGCGGAAAACCCCCGTCCGTTGCAAAATCGCATGACCCGCTTCTCGAAATCCGCCATGCCCGGACGCTCAGCTGCTGGCTCGGCCGCTTCCGCGTCATGCCCGTCCCGGCTGGAATTGTCCGCGCTTGCGCGCGCCTCTCTCTCTTTGGAGGGATCAAGGGAGGAGTCTGGAGGGGTTGGGTGACTCCCATTGTCACCCTTATCTGTCGCCGGTGTCACCCTTAGCGTGTCGCCGGTGTCACCCTTATTTTCCAAGGGTGACACCGTGTCACCCTTATTTTCGACGGGAGCCTGCCCCGATTTTTGCGCCGCATCGACAGCATTCCACCCATCCCGCGCGATCCATCCGAGCACGTCGAGATCGAGCGCATATTCATTCGTCGAGCGTGGACCGCTGCCTCCGGCGCGCACCAGGCGCAGCAGACCGATGTCGAGAAACGCCTTGATCTCCCGCTGCACCTGCCGCGTAGAACACTGCGCTGCCCGCGCCACGGTCGCCATAGCCGGAAAAATGCGGCTGCCGTCATCCTCACAGGCGTCGATCAACTTCAAGAGCACCAGCTTGCGGATACAGGTGCCCATGTCGGCGCGAAAGCCATGGCCGAGCAGGAAGGCGCTCATGATGCACTCCTTGATCGAGCGCAATGACACAGCCCACACAGAAGGGAACGAATGCGCGTGCCGGCATCTTGAACGGCGAAAATCGTCCACCAATATTTTCCACCGGCAGCTTCCGGAAGGGAGCGCCACGCAGTCAAAAACTGATGAGCACAATCGTGTTTGTGTTGGAGGAAGCGATGATGGATCGATTGTTCGATCAGCCCATTTTCGTTAGGCAAGGATCGCGACTGACGCGTGAAATTTGCAGCGTCCGGGATGCGGTCGACTATCTGGAGGAGTGGCCTGCGGAGCAGCAGGATCTCGTCTACGAAACCGTCCTTGGGGCGTGCTATGATGCCCTGGATGGGAGCAGACCAGTCAGCGCCGCCCAGCGAGCGTTCGAACGTTTTGCCCGTCGCGCCGAAATTCTGGAGGAATCGGAAACGGCGATGCCGTGGATAGTACGCGCGAGCCACGGCAGCGGTCAGGTTTCGGCTTGAGACACACGGAGGATCGTAGATATGCCCAAAGGAACCTTCGCTGAGCCGATCAACACCCTCGTCGGTATCGGTTTCGTCAAACCGATCTGCAGCGTCGAAGACGCCTATATCTTTCTGATGGAATGGCGCGGCCTCCAAGCCAGCGATCATGCCCATAAGGTAGCCCTGAAAGCGGTCCGTGCCGCACTTGCCGGCGAGATCGAGCCCGACACGGCACGCAGCTTTGTCGAGATTTTTGCCCGTAAGGCCGGCCTTCTCGCGCCAGTCATGGACACGGTGATTGCCAGCACGACAGTCACCAGACGGTCGGGCGCGCCGGTACATTGAGCGGATCAAGGCGGCGCTTATAGCGCCGCCCAATTCATTGCCCCTGATGGCGCGCATTACGATTGTCCTGGACATGCATCGTCAACCGCCCGCGCCAGCTCGGCATGCGCGATGTCATAGAGATCGCCGCAGAAATCACCATCTGCGTTGCGCACGCCGCGCATCACAGTGAGGACGCTGTCGAGATAGGCGACGCCTGCGTGAAAGCCGGCCACCTGCAACCTGTTGCGGATGGTGAAGTCATAAGTGATCAGGATGGAAAGCGGACAGCGCATCAGCCAGTCGGCCCGCACCGCGTCATTCTCGGCATCCGACAATTGTTCGATGATTGGCAGAAGATCAGCCATGCGCCGCCCTTTCGTTGTGGGATTGCTCGGCGAATTTGACCTTAGATCCGGATGGTCGATCGCTGCCGGCGGCGGCGCAGGGAGGTGCCACCGCCGCCGGCATATCCGCAACGCCGCCAGAGGAACTCGACGTAGCGGAATCAGATTCGAAGCCCCAGAAATCCCACTGCCCGGATCGCCGCGGATCGTCCTCGGCAAGGCTCTCGGTGCGCTGGAAGAGCTCCAGCTTGCGCATCTCCGGGTAAAGCCGCTCGATCATCGCCGCGAAATGCACGGGCTTGGCCGAATGTCGGCCCTTGCGCTCAGCATGGACGCTCGCCGCCTGTGTGCCCGGAAGCGGCGCCGGGAAATTGCCGCGCTTACCGAGGAGCAGGATCTCGTGGCGGTCGCGCACCCAGCGCCCCATGCCGATCGTCTCCTTGTCCCAGATGAGGCAGGTGACGTAGTCGAACCCCCAGGCGCGCAGGACGTCGATCCCGTCGTCGAGCCGGTTGGACGTCACCCAGAGAAAGAGCAGCGCATCGCGCGTTGCCGGCGAGCGGTCGTTTGGATACGGGGCCCCCGCCAGCGGCTTGCCGCTTAAGGGCGGGGAAGAAAGGAGTCCCTTGATGGCATCAAGGGGCATCGGCGGATACATCAGCCCGCGATCCTGCCCGGTCTCGTCCGACCAGGCCTCCTGTTCCCAGGGCGGATCGGCATAGAGGATCGGATAGGCCGCGCGCGGCATCGTGCCGGCCGAAGCCTCGCCCCGAGCGGCAATCTCGTTAATCAGATCGGTTCGAACCTTGCGGCCATGCTCGCGCTGGCGCGTGCGGATCGCCTTAACCGTCGCCATCAGCTCGCGCGCATTGTCCGGCTCCGGCATAAAGGCCGTGCGGATCGCCTTGCGCGGCCGCTCGCGGCCATCCAGCCCTTCCGTCGCGTCCAACTGGCTAATTTCGCCAGTCGCTTCGAGGTCCTTGCGGACCTTCTCGACCGTCGAATGATGCGCGCCCAGCATCGCGGCGATCGCCCGCGACGAGATCGACGGCGTGTCGCGCAGTTGATCGGCGATCAGCGCCCGCTTCTGTTCGGCATTGAGATGACGCCGCGAGACGTTCAACTCACGGGCTAGCGTTCGCTTTTCGTCCTCGGCCAGCCCCTTGCGCACAAAGCGCGGCCAGTCGACGAGGCCGAGGCTCTCGCAGATCTCGACGCGATGATGCCCGTCGAGGATCTCGCCGTTCTCGTCATATTCGACCGGGACGAGCACGCCATGCTGGACAATCGACGCCTCCAGGGCGGCCCGATCGTCAGCAGAAAGCGGTGGCAGCAGCTGATACTTCATCAGCCCTGCTCCGGCATCATGCCAAGCGCGATCAGATAAGTGTCGAGAATGGCATCCTGTTCGGCCCGCTCGTCCGGGTCGAGCTTGCGCAGCGCGATCACCTTGCGCAGCGCCTTGGTGTCGAAGCCAGTGCCCTTGGCTTCGGAATAGACCTCCTTGATGTCGTCGGCGATCGCTTTCTTTTCTTCTTCGAGCCGCTCGATCCGCTCGACGAAAGCGCGCAGGTGGTCGCTGGCGACGCCGCCGGAATTGTGCCCCGCATCCATCAGCGCGCCCTCGCGCCAATGAGGATCTGATTTTTCGAGAGACCCTTGTTGTAGAGGTCGCAGATCGTCCGCGCGATCGCATGCGCCGCGTCGCCGCCGGAGATCTTGCGGATCGTCTCGGCATCCGAGGAGAGCGCCTGTCGTGTCGTTGCCGAAAGTACCTGTTGCAGCCGCGCCTTTGAGGCGCTTGCATTGCCGCGCAGGAGCCGCGCCAGCGCCTGGATCAGAACACCCTTCTGCGCGTGAACATCGTCCGGCCAGGCCGTGCGCAGCAATTCGCAGGATGAAGCCGTCGCGCCCTCGCCATAGTATTTGATCGTCCGGCCGACAGCGGTGACCGCTTGCGTGCGGTTGGCCTTCAGGCCGATCCCCTGCGCCGGCACGACCTCGCAGCCTGCCTCTTCCAGCACGCTGCAGATCCGCATCATCTCCGGGTCGCCGGCCTCAAGCCCCGCATGATATTTCTCGATTGTCGAGACGGCCGAGCGGTTGACGTTGACGCCGAGAAAGGCGCCCGCTTCTTCGCGGATGCCATCCAGCGTCACGATCGACGCCGGCACGGCATCGATGAGCGGATGAAGCCGCGCCGCCTCGACCCGATGCTGACCGTCAAAGACGTTGAACGTGCCGTCGCCGCGTTCGGAAAGCTGCACCGGCGTGAAGCGCGACCAGTGAAACTCGCGAAGGATCTGCTTGACCCGGGCCGGTCTCAGCTCGCGCTGATAGTTGTGGTCGACATGGATCCTGTCGACGGGAACCCATTCAAGCGCCGGCTTGTCGCCGGGATGCATGCTGATCGTTTCGGCTTTCATGGCTCATGCGTCTCCACTGAATGAGAAATCCGCGCCGGCGAGCTCACGCGCCACGCGCCAGCCGTCCGGCGTCAGGCCGAACCGGCGGATGCGGCTGCCTTTGGCCGGGCGCGCCAGTTCGATGAGACCGAGCGAAATGAGCTTGTTGCGCAGCGAGAAAGCCGAGCTCGGCTTGGAAAGCCCGAGCAGCGCCGCGAGCGCTTCTCCCGACATCTCGACGAGGCCCTCGCGGCCAGCATGCAACGAGGCGATATAGACGAATCCCGCCTGAAGCCGCGTCAGCCCGGCCGCATCGCGGCAAATCGGGGCGGCGAGAGCGTCGGCCGGTCGACCGTCGAAGATCGCCGGCAGCAGATCGTCGGAAAGCGCCGTCTGGACGATCGCCGCAACAAGGCACGTCGGCGTCACGCCATGGGTCTCGGCCGCGCGGTTGATCGCCGCCTCGATCGGCCGCGCAAAGGTGAAGTGCCGCGCCGAGGCAATCGGCGTATAGCGCGGCGGTATTTGATCCTGCGTCGTACTCATCGCCCCGCCCCCGTCAGGCTGAAGGCGCGCGCGACCTCTGCGGCAAGAACGCCGCTCAGTGACTTGTCACTGTGCAGAGCGGGAATCGATCTTTCGCACCGCCCCCGCGCAGCCATATCCTGCGCGTGATGCTCGACCTGCGCCCGCGCAACGGCATCGGCGCAAGGTCCGAGCGCGATGCGCGGGCCGAGGTAAAGGTTCGGGCGCGGGCGATCGCGCTGCACCGGCGACGTTGCCACCAGGACGAGCCCCCTGCCCTTGAACGTCCCGCCCATCACGCGTCCCCGTTGACGACGTGCAGCACCTTGGCATTCGACAGCACCATGCGCAGGTCGGCGACCGATCGATCGAGCAGCGAGCAGGCGCGGTCCATTTCCGCTGCTTCCGCCGGCGAAACCTTGCCGTCGGCCAGCGCCTGCGCGCCGACGCTCATCAGCTCGCTCGCCTTGGTGATCGTCGCGGCATGCGCCGAGAGCACGCAGGCGGAAGCACCGGAAAGGCTCGCCTCATCCGGATCCGCGATCCGCCGCCCGTTGATCCCCGCCAGCACGGCCGTCACCAGCGGCGCCTCGCATTCTGCCTCGAGCATCAGCATCGCCGGCAGGGTGATCAGGTCAGGGTCACCCGGATTGTTCCAGCGGCCCACCTGGCTGCGCGAAACGGAGGTCAGCTCAGCCGCGCGGTCGATGCCGCCGCAGCGTTTGATCAGGTCTTTCTGCGCCGCCTTCAGCCGGTGAAACCAGGCATCGGAAAACGGTGCGCGCATCAGTTCGGACATGGCATCAGCCTCGTTCAGCCAACAGAAATCCCGCGCCGGGATTAGCCGACGTCAAATCCCGTGGTGGGATCGGTTCGAAAATGGTCAGGTCATCTCACACGGAAGCCATCACGGCCCGCGCAAGGATGGAGGGCCGCAAGGTGGCCGCAAAATTCGGAAATGTCGGAAAGGCCACATCACGGCGCCGCCTCCAGAGCTGGAGCTGCAGCTGTCGGGCGTTGCACTTCAGCCGGCCAGATCGCATCTGCCGGCCAATTGTCCGAGAACCACCGCATGGCCTTCTCGTAACTACCGGTCGTCAAATCAGAACGGCCCTCCGCGATACCGACAAGAGTTGCCCCTCGATTGAGCACGATCGTCGATACCCGAGCGCGGCCGATACCAAGCGCAGCGCCATAAGCATCGGAAACTGAGATGAGTTGTTCTCGAAGCGTCATGACGACGGAAAATGAGGAACGTTTTCCTTCGGGTCAAGGGAAAATGTTCCGCCTTTCGCAAATCGACAGTGCGGATAAAATTCCGCGCATGAGCGAATCATTGCACGACCGCGTACGCCAACGGCTGGAAACTCTGGAGTTGTCAGCACAAGCGGCCTCTCTGAAAGCGGGCCTGTCCAAGGATGTCCTTCGGAAGCTATTGGCCAACCCAAATCAACTTCCCCAAGGAAGCACCCTGACGAAGTTGGCATCTGCTCTTGAAACGACGGAGCAATGGCTGCTGCACGGGGGCGCCGAATCGGCGACAGCGGATCGATCGTCGCAGCCCGAATTGACCGTCGCCGACGTTCCTTTCCCGTATCGGGATGACATGCCAAAGGACGTGCCAGTGCTCGGTACGGCGGCGGCCTCCCACGGGCGCGGCGCCTTCCAGCTTGACACGCATGACATCATTGATTGGGTGCGGCGCCCCCCTGCCCTCGCCGGCGCGAAGAGCGTCTATTCGATATATATCGAAGGCGACTCCATGGAGCCGAAATATGGGCCAGGCGATCTGTGTTTCGTCAACCCACATCGCCCCCCTCGGCCCGGAGACATTGTCGTCGTGCAGATTCAATACGGTGCCGATGAACCCCTTGAAGCCACCATTGGCTTCTATCGCAAGAAGTCGAGCGCCTCCGTCACCATTGGTAAATTGAACCCAGTCGGGGAAATAGAGGTGCCAGCCGATAATATCTTGGCTGTTCACCGAATCCTCCAGACCAATGAACTGTTTGGTATTTAGACCCGTGAGACGGAAATATTTCCGCCACCCTATTGACGGCGGAAAGTTTTCCGCCTTATCGTCCGCCCCGTTCCCGACCGGAACGGCCGCGCGGATCCTCTCATGACCTGAAGCCCGCCGCGCGGCCTCCTTCTTCGAACAGGAGCCGCCCGGCATGATTCAACGACGCTATCGCCCCGCCGCCTCGCAGAGTGGCACGACGCCGCGCACATCCTGCGCCGGCAACATTCGCGCCAAGCTCGAGGCAAAGCTTGCCGACCACATGCGCCTGCTCGCCGGATCCGGCGTGCTGGTCACGGTTGAAACGCTCTCGCGTGAAACCGGCATGTCCGATGCCCTCATCGCCCGCCTTGCGCCGGGAGCCGTCGCACGCGCCCGCCGCGCCTCGATCCGCCAGGTGCAGGCATGAGAGCGCGCGTTCCGAACATGCATCTGGCCGTCGAGACGGTCCCACACCGCCCGCCCCGGGACTACGCCGAGCCCCTCGTCCTGCCGACCGAGGAAGGCGTTCATCTGGCGCGCGAACATGCCTCCGCTTGGACGCGCGGCGCCGTGGTGCTCGTCTTCACTGTCGCCGTTCTTACGATCGGCATCGTCGCCGGCTTGCTGCTGCAGCAACTCGTCACGGACGCCCACGCCTACGCGGCAGCCGCGAGGGTATGATCGTGCAGCAACATGATGCTGTACATTCCTTGACGCCTGCCCAGTGCGAGCAGCTGCACCCGCGCCTCGAGAAAGGCGCGCGGGAGCGCAGGCTGCAGCAGATCGACCGGCGCATCGCCGGCGGCCATGGCGGCCTGACGCTGGCGTTCACCAGCGATCGCTACGAACTCCACGGCCGCGACCCGATCACCCGTGAGGACGGATGCCTGGCGCGCTATGAGGCGCATGCCGATGTCGGTCTCGTCGACATGCACGCCAGCGCCCATGAGGATCTCACCTTCCTGCGCGAGCTGCTCGCTGAAGCCTTCAGCAAGATCCGTGATCTGCAACAACAGATCTCGCGCACGGCAGCCCACGCCGAAGGCGCAAGCGCGAGCCCGCGTCCGAGCCAGTGTGAGGTGTCCTGCGCGGGCCAGTGCGCAGCGCTGCACGGCCGTGAGGAGAAAGCTCACCCAGACTATTCCGCCGAAGCCGCGATGAAATGCTCAGACTCGGCCTTCGTCGCCTATCTCGTCGCCGAGCACGGCCTCGAGCAGGACGCGCCGCCCGAATTCGTGGCCGGCGCGCTGCGCAACGCCCTCGGCATCGCCTCCCGTAAGGATCTCAACACAGACCCCGCCGCCGCCACCCGCTGGCGCGACCTCAAAGCAGATTTCGACGCATGGAGGATGCATGGCCCTCACGGATAGACGGACCAGTGACGGGCGGCGGCTCTACGCCTGCGACGGCCCAGAATGTGGCGCCACGCATGAACCATGGGGCGATCAATGGCTCTGGTTTGGCAGCATCCGCGATAGCGAAGAGCGTCCCGAACGGATCCTCACATTCTGCGGCCCGGCATGTGTCGACGCATTCCGCGCGCAGCAGGCCGGCAGGAAATTGCCGCGCCTGAAGCCGAGCGATCTGCGGACGCCGCTTTGTCAGGAACTCACGGAACATTGGCAAAAGCCCATGAGAGGGCGACACCATGGCTGACCTCGCCCCCTTCGATCCCGGTGACGATTTCGACGCAATGGCCGAGCGGTTCCGGCTGGAGATCGCCAATATGGCGATCCGCGCTCGGTCATCGGCGGTTTTCCGTGGCCTCACGCAAGTGCAGCAGGTGCAGTGCCTGATGGCCGGCATCATGACCGGCCTTGTCGGCACCTGTTTCGCCTATATCGAACCGGACGGACGCGACGCCATGATCGAGGCGATCGCCGACTACCTCCCACATGCGCGCATGAACGCCGAGGAAATCACGGAGCCCCGCCCATGATGCCCGTGATGCTCCTTCTAGCCATGGGCATGGGCGCCATGATCGCCTTCGCCTTCCTTCACGCATTCGGAGATCGTTCATGACGATCGAGCGCCACGAAGGCCGTCTGCAGGTCAGCTGCAACCATTGCCCCGCCAGCTATCCCGCGACCTATGCCGAGGAAGATTTCCCGGTCATGGTCGCCGACGCGATGACGGCCGGCTGGAAGATCCGCAAGGTCGACGCGGCCGCTGCCGCCAGGCGCGGCGATGGCACGGCCGACCTTTTCGGCACGCCAGCAAAGATCGCGGGCAGCCGCCGGCATGAGAGCTACACCCACACATGCCCGGCCTGCGCCGATCGGTGGAAAGGATCTCAACTATGACGCCCTCGACCCTAAGCTATCGCTGCGGCGAGACCAGGCACGGCCAACAGGTCGAGCTGACCTGGAGGGACGGCGCTTGGCGCATCGTCAAGCACGCCGCCAACCAGCGCGACGAGACGCAGACGCTCGACGGTCTCAGCGACAGCGCCATCCTGATGATGGCCGAGGCGGTGCGCGATCGCCAGCAGAGGAGCCGAAGCTGATGGCCAGACGGCGCACATTCTCCAAGGCCGAGATCATGGACGTGGCGCGCGCCGCATCCGAATCCGGCATGCGGGCCAAACTTCACCCGACGGGGGAAATCGAGTTTATTGAGCTGCGCAGTGCAAAGCCGGCCGAGACGAATTCGCCGGAGGATATTCTGGAGGCCTGGAAACATGGACGTCAAACTCGTGGGCGTGCATAGGGTCAAGGCGAAGCGCCCGGACGGCACCGAGGCCGTCTATTGCTATGCCTGGCGCGGCGGTCCGCGCATGCAATCGAGGGAAGGCACCCGTGCCTTCATTCAGGAATTTGCCCGGCTGACCAAGGCGCGGCCGAAAAAGGCGGCGAACGAGACACTCGGCTGGCTCGCCAACCAGTACGTCAAGAGCGGCGATTATCACAAGCTGAAGGCCAGCACCCGCCGCGACTATGAACGCATACTCCATGCGATCCACACCGAGTTCGGATCCCTGCCGCTCGCCGCGGTCAACGCCAGGGGCGCGCGCAAGATGTTCGTAGAGTGGCGCGACACGATGAAGGACACGCCGCGCTCGGCCGATCTGCATCTGTCCGTTCTGGCGCGTGTGCTCTCCTGGGGGTTTGACCGCGAGGATATCCTCAGAAACCCGCTCGAGCGCGTCAAGCGGCTTCACAAGGGCTCCAGGAAAGACAAGATCTGGACGCCGACCCAGCTGCGCACGATCCTTTCCAACCGGCGCACGCCGATCGTAAACGTCGTCAAGATGGCGCTATGGACGATGCAGCGCCAGGGCGATCTCCTTGCGATGCCGACCGTCGCTTATTCCGACGACAAGCTCTGGATCATCCAGGCAAAGACCGGCGCGCGGATCCAGATCACGCCGGCTGAGGAAATCGTGCCGATCCTCGAGGAAGCCAAAAACGCAAAGCGGCTCCGCGCCCTGGTCAACAGCCACGGCAACCAGTGGACGTCCTGCGGCTTTCGCGCGTCCTGGCGGGCCACGATGAAGGAGCTCGGCATCACCGGCGTGACCTTCCACGACCTGCGCGGCACCGCCATCAGCTACGCCCACGCCATGGGCGTCGACATCGAGCGGATCGCGGAGATTTCCGGGCACTCGAAAAAAGAGTGCGAGTCGATCATCCGCAAGCACTATCTCGCCGGCTCTGACATCATTGCAGCGATCCGCGCCGGAACAGCGCAAGATTGAACCGATCGCTTCCCGCTTCCAGATGTAGTTGTTCCTAACGCACGAGCCTCAATGGCAACAGATCGTTGCCAATCTCGGCAAATGCGTTGCGAAGCGCCGTCGTGTCGGATGCCATGTGGAAATCTGCGGGGTTGGAAGCGCAGGCGCGGAACATGTCCTGCACCCCCTTGTCGGTTTCCTTGTAGAGCACGGTGAAGATATGGATGCCCTGTTTCTTCATGCGCCCGCACATCTCAAGGGTCCACTCGTTCAGCTTCTTCTCGGCATCCCCCTGGCTGCTAACGCCGGCGATCCGATGGTCGGCAAGGAAGCCATAGGAACTGTAGTCAGATTTGTTGATCGTGTTGCTGGCACCGTAGGAGACATTGCGGCCATCCGTCATCAGCACGACGAACTTGCCGACATTTTCCGGGTCGTGAGCGGCAGCCTGGGTATAGGGCGGCTCTGGCGAGATCACCCGCCAGCCCCAAGCAAGACCCTCGGCGATGTTGGTGCCCGACCCATTCCAGAACTTCATGGCATTAACGCCGGCGCGCACCGCGTCGAGATCGGCGGTCAGCGGGACAATCGGCGTCGGGCATGAGCGATTGGGCCCACGGGACAATGATTTGCCTTCCTCCACGGATCTGACGGCCGGCTCGATATACTTGACGATCGATCGCTGCACCTTCTGCTCGCTGCCGGTCACGACATCGTTCAGCCAGGTGTTGTTGAACCACTTGGCGTCGTTGCCGCCGGTGAATGAGGACCCGCCCGGCTCGTCCGGCGCAAAATAAGGAACGAAGAGCGTATCCGGCTTGGCTGGATCAGGTTCAGTCAGATCAAGGTTGAGCGGATAAGGCCGCGCCTCGACGCACCCCTTCCACTGAGTGCCGGATGCGCTGAACAGTTCCAACTGGTGCGGATAGTCGATCTGAGCTTGAGCGATGAGATCACAAGCAGATCGCCTCTCCTCTGCCTCATCACTTTCTCCCTGATTTTTGCATGCGACAGCGTAGTCCTCTTCCCATTTGGTCGGCAGTCCCTTCGAACGGCGCTGGCGTTCGGCGGGATCAAGAAAGGTCCAGCCATTGTAGAGCGCCCCGCCTTCGGTATCGATCCACTCCGGATCAAAGCCATCGCCCTTCACATTCACAGCGGTCACGAAGGGCACCAGAGCCGCCTTGATGTCTTTGCCTTCACCGCTGGCCTCAATGGTGTTGAGCAGTCCGAGCGCTGCTCCTTTCAGCGTATCGATGCCGCCCTGCCCCATCGAACCGGTGTTATCCAGCACCATGGTGAGCTCGACCTTCCGCGTCGACTGTGCAGCAGCGGCGATGATGTGAAGGATCTGCTCTTCGGCTTGGCCGAGAACCAGGGTGTCGATGCGTGCTATGGCTTCCCCGGTGACCTCGAGCGAGTTGAGACGTTCATCGATCGTCAGACTGCTGGACAGCAGATGGACCGAGCCGTGTGACTGCAGTGAGGCATTCAGCATGTCCTCGAACATGCTGTTGCGCTCTTCATCGCTTAGAGCCTTTCGGGTGGCGGCGAGAACGGCCGCATCCGTAATGTTCTGCAAATCCGTCTTCACCTGGCGCAGGTGAACAAGGTCGACGGCAACACCAACGGCCCCGACCATGACAGGCAGGGCGAACGCGGTGAGGACCGCGAAGTTGCCACGCCGGCATCTCAGCAACGAACCAAACAT